TAAATAATGAATTCCATTTAACACCTACAATAGTAATTAGTAAAAATATTGTATTAAATAATGAATTCCATTTAACACCTACAATAGTAATGACAGGAAATGTATTAATTGATAATGCATTTAAATTAAAAGTGTCTAATGTCGTAACTGGTAATGTCACAACTGATAACTGGTTTAATTTATCGAGTCCAAAAATATTATCTAGACATTTAGCAGTTAATGTGCCAGTTGGACTATCTTGAGGAATAAAAAATGACACTGCACGCGAGCGGACCTTTATCGTTAGGAGATATAAATAATGAGTTGGGAACTGTAGGGACTATTAGTTTAAGAGAGTATAAAATAAAATTATTGGTTGGCATACCAATAGGAACTATATCTTTATCTAATGCATATGGAAAAAGTAAAAAAGTACCAACCTATGAAATAAGTGCAAACAACACAACAGTAACAGAGAAAGATATAATTACTTTTACTGTCAACACTACAATGGTTCCTGATACAACACCATTGTATTGGATGCTTACAACTGGGAGTGTATCAAATATTATTGACTTTACATCTATGCCAATAGGTCAAGTCAGTATTATTAAAAACAAAGCCCAATTTACTATAAGTATATCTGAAGATATACATACTGAAGGGACAGAAACTTTTAGCGTAAGTATAGGTTCAACTTTAGGTATACCTTTAGCTGTATCGGAATTAATTACAATTATTGACAGTAGTTTATCACCTCCACCTCCACCACCAATCATACAGACATTTGATATATCGTCAGATGTTACTGAGATAGATGAAGGCGGTTCCGTTATATTTAATTTAAGTACATCAAACGTAGTGAATAACACTATGTTAACATATGTTTTAGTTGGTAGTATTGGTGGAAATGATGTTACGCCAACAACCGGTTTACTATTAGTCAAAGACAATAAAGTTTCGTTTTCGGTAACTACAATAACTGATTCATTTACTGAGGGTATAGAAAATTTTACAGTAAAGATTTATTCAGATGGTAAATTTGTTTCAGCTAGTCAACCTATAAAAGTAAATGATACAAGTGTATCACCAATTATAGTTGAACCGACATATAAATTAATAGCTAATTCTAGAGTAGTCGATGAAGGTGGTGGAATTTCTTTTACGGTTATCACCACTGATATACCTGATAATACAGTATTCAATTATACTCTATCTGGACATGTAAATAATAATGATATATCGATTGCAGCAGGATATGTAACTACTAAAAATAATACATCTATGTTTGCTGTAGATGTATTAGCAGATAACAAAACAGAAGGTGTTGAAGTAATTGTAGCTAAACTATATTACGGAAATCAAATTGTTGCAATATCTGATAATGTTATTATTAATGACACTAGTTTATCATTAATTTATCCGGGTGCCACATACGAAGTTAAACCAAATGTTACAGAAGTACCAGAAGGTGGTGTTGTTACATTTGAATTTATAACAACAAACATACCTGACGGTACTGTTTTTAACTATGTATTATCAGGTAGTATTAGCAGTAATGATTTAGGACCAAATGCATGTGTAATAGTTGTAGATAATAATAAAGCAGTTTTTAGTATAGATACCAGATTAGATTATGTTAATGAAGATACCGAATATTTTATTGCTAAAATCTATTTGAATGGTGAAATGGTAGCTGGTTCTGAAAATGTAAAGATAATAAATTATTATATTCCAGGACCACCACTTGAGCCACCACGTGTATACCAAAAACATACTTTTACACCTAGGTTTGTTTTATCACCAATATTAACAGACTATGTAACTAGTGTGTTATATCCTTATCAAGTAACTGAGACAATCAGTTTTAATACAACAACCGTTGAAAAAGGTTGGATGGTAGGATATGGTGAGGAAATGGGGTTTTATGGTGTTAATGTGATCGACGGTACTCTATTAGAAGCTATCGTTAGAAAATCATATACAACATTAGAACAAATATATTATTACAATCCAGTTATAGTTAGTGGTACACTCTTAGAAGTAATTGTTTACAAAAAACATGATCACTTTGAAGAATATCGTATTAACAATGTTGTGGTTTTAAGTGGGACTTTAGTCGATCACCCCATAAATCATATTACGCATACATTGTTAAAAATAGATAGTTTTAAATTAAATAATGTAACCGTTATAGAAGGATTTCTAGGATGAATTTCAATCTGAAAATGTCTGGAGAATATAAATATACTATTTCCAGGCACGGTAAAATAATACAGGAATCTGATTGGTTTGACAATATTATATTAGATTCTGGTTTAGATATAATTGGTTTAACTGGTGCACCGGCTGCTTATTTATGTGTTGGTACAGGTACATCACCACCTGAAGTCACGCAAGTAGCTTTAGATCAAAGAATAGCTTATTATAATACATCTACAACATCTGTAGGATTAAATTCTGGTTCACCTGATTATATTGCTACGTGTACAGTACATGCAGCTTTTCCACAAGGATCAGTTGTTGGTACAATCACGGAAGTGGGCGCATGTAACCATTATGATAGATATTTATTTAGTCGAGCATTGATTACCGATACAGACGGTAACCCTACATCAATCTCTTTAATAGATATAGATCAATTTACACTTTATTATAAACTAAGAGTTATACCCACTATACAGGATACGTTGTTTGAAGTCATGATTAATGATATAACTCACTCGTGTATATCCAGATTAAATAACGCAGGATCTTTTTGCACCGGATGGTGGTTTATATCAAATATCGTAAATAAGTATTATGATTATGCATGTAGTGGACCAATCAAACATATTACAGCTACACCGGATGGTGGATCACAAAGTACTGTTTATCCAGTTATGCAACCATACATAATAGGTACTCATTATGTCCAACATACAAGTACATGGGATATTAATCATGGTAACTTCACGGAAGGAATAAAAGCTTTTGTATTCTACTATGGGGCACAGTGGAATTCACATGGTTACCAGGTTAGTTTTGATCCACCAATTATGAAAAAAGATACGCAAGTATTAACGTTAACAGTTAGATTTTCTTGGGGTAGATAGTGAGTTTACCATCAAATCAAATTACACCTGAACCAGTCATAGGGGAGTTTTTACGTCCGAACGATACACCATACAAACCACTTTTTCATTCAACAATGGGTGGAATTAAAATCGGGGACGCATCCGAAGGAAGATCAGTAAAAGTATGGACAGCGTATTATGAAAAAGGTTCAATTATTGTAAAACCAAATGCAGAGCCAATTGCATTTACAATGGCAGTTAAAAATGTACTGTCTTTGGCTATTGCATTTGACCAAGCAATGACGCTAGTTCTATGTTGGACTACTTATGGTGGAGCATTATTATATTATTTTGATACAATAACGTCTAAATATATTACTCGTACATTTCAAAATATAGATAGCTGTAGAGTGGCTGCAGATAATACAACTGATTATTATGCATCAAAATCAGACATTATTTTTTCGTATACAATTGAAGGAACACTGCGTTATCGCCAACAGCGAGACCGTTACGATAAAGAATATATCGTTGCAGTAACTGATAAAATTGTTACAAGGACAGGTCCAACTAAAAATAATAGATTTCAGTTTGAATTAAAAACACCAGAAGGCACAGTACACCAATATATAAATGATGTACATACAATAAAAAGAGGTATTACACGATCATTTGTTGCTAAAAAGAATTTTGTACATGAAGATAAATTTATAGATAATGTTGTTTTAGATGTAGATCCAGTAGGTGTTCCAGGGTCTGCTTTTATTGAAGACAAAAGTTCATCTAAAAATAAAATCCGCATTCCAGTTGATTATGTAACTACATATGTTACAATGCCATCATCTTCACAATGGAGTAGTATAACTTATGGATCTAATTCTTTCGTAGCAATATCAGCTAATAATAACATAGTGGCAAAATCACCAGATGGTACTAATTGGACATCAGTGACAACACTTGCATCAGTATCAAATAACTTTATAACATACGAAAATTCTTTATTTATTATAGTAAAGAATTTAGCAGATAATTCAGTAGTGCTGAATACTTCAGTTTACGGTACTAATTGGGAAGAAAAATCTATTCTTCCTGGAAATTGGATTAGTATTGCATTTGGTTCTGGTATATATGTTGCGTTAGCTAGTGATTTAAATCATATTCACACTTCCTTAGATTTAATTACTTGGAATACTAGTTTTGATTTAAATACAACTAGTCCAGTTAAATGGAAAACAGTTAAATATCTAAATAACTTATTTATTGCAATAGATTGGGATTTTAATAGTTATACATCTGAAGATGGTATAACTTGGATAACTGGTGGACAAATAGGTAATACATTAGCTTATGGTGAAGGTGTATTTGTATCAGTTAAAAGTAATACAAACATAGCTTATTCATCTATCGACGGTATCAATTGGACACAGAGGGAAATGCCATCTGTGTCCAATTGGATTAGTACTGTTTACGGAAACAAATTATTTTTTACAATATCAAGCGGATCAAGTGTTACAGCTGTATCTTTTGATGGTGTTAATTGGTCACAACAAAATCATTTATCATCAGCTATTCATTCAGAAATTGCATTTGGTCAGGGTAATTTTGTTTTTGCTATAAAAAATTCTAATCAAAGTATACTCATAAAGAATTTTACACTCAATGCAGTAATTAATACAAATAGTCAATTTAAAAGTAAATCTATTTATTTACGCTCAAACAATAAACTGATCCCCTATATTGATCATAGTGAATCTTTGGATTTATATGATATAAAATATTGGACACTAGAGTCTTTCTTTTATTTAAAATCAACAACAGATGGCGTAATTATTTTCGATAAAGATGGTGTATCAAATATATCTCAACCACAATATTTTCTTAAAGTACACCCTGTAACAGGAGTTAGTTTAATAACAGGTGCAGGTGATTCTTTATCTAATACTCTAAGACAAGAGTTAATTTATAACAAACCTATTAGTATTAATAAATGGCATCATGTTGCAGGTGTCCGTAATAAAAGTACACTAAAAATATTTTTAGATGGCGTAGAAGTAGCGTCTAGTGTATATAAACAAATAATGCGCTCCGGTAATACATCTTTATATTTTGGAGCACAAGCAGGTACAACAACGGCGTTTGATTCATATGTCGAGAATATGCGAATAACTAAAGATGTAGCCCGCTATACATCTCATTTTGAAGTAGCCTCACATCCGAACTTACCGCGTGTTAGTTACTTGGTTCAAGTTTATGCAAAGGGTGCAATACCTTACAGAGAATCATATACACTTACAACTGATAGAGACAACATAGATGAAGGCCAATCAATAGTTTATACACTTACAACTAAGTATGTTAGTAACGGAACTATTTTAGATGTGTTTGTTGCGGATACGAGTACAGCTGGTAGTATAGATTTTGAAGAACATGCTTCTCGTATGACTTTGTATTTAAGTGGTAAAGGAACAAATAAGAGTACAATTATAACCGATGAAAGTGTAAAGACAAAAACAATTAACACTGTAGGTAATGTTAAATTATCTACTAACAGAAGTAAATCGGGTAATTCATCTATTTATTTTGATGGTACAATTGGTTCTAGATTAGATGTTACACCTACCAATGATTTTATATTAGGTACAAAGAATTTTACAATTGAAGGATGGTATTATACATCACCAGATATTAATAACGGTGTACTTTGGTCTATAGGTCAATATACAGGAGCTAGTGTAGGTACATGCTTATATGGTCAACTTTATAGATCTGGTACTACGATTTATTTATATATTGCTGGATCAACAATTAGTGCAACTAATACGTTTATTGAATATGCTGCAAATGAATCTATATTTGTCAACAAATGGGTACACATTGCATTAGTAAGATACGACTCGGTCATGTATCTATATGTCAATGGTGTAAAACAAGGTAACCCGTATACTACAATTAGAGATTTTATTTTTGCAAACCGTGTTAGAATTGGTAACATGAATTCACTCTCCGGTGTGGATAATTTTACAGCCAATTATACATATAACGGTTATATTGATGATTTTAAAATTATTAAAGGTGTTGCTAAGTATGCAGATACTAGAGCAAAAGTAGACACAATAGTTTTAGATTTAAATGCAGAAAACGATGGTATTTTCGATGAGTTGACAGATAAGAGCGATAACCATTATAAAATTATTCCTAATAATGGTTTAACAGTAACAAATACACTTTTTAAACAAGGCTCTAGCTCTCTAAAAATAAATGGTGATAGTACAAATAATCCGTATATAGAACATAATAATGATTTGGATTTATACGATGTCAGTATATGGTCTATTAAATTTCATGTTTATGTAAAAAACTATACAACATCACATGCATTTATATTAGATAAAGATGGAATAACAGATGTATCATATCCGCAATATAGAATAAAATTAACAGATTTAAGTTTAACAATAATGTTAGGTTCAGGCGATGGATTAACGTCTGTACAAACTTTTACAGCAACATGGACTACTAGCATAAAACTTAACTGGGTATATTTTTCAATAGACAGAAATAGTAACAATTTAAAAGTATATAAAGACGGCATTATAATAATAGATGCAGCTATAACTTCGGTTATGAGTGGAGGTGGACAGCCGTTATATCTAGGAGCCGAACTTGGTCAAACAAATACAACAGAATGCTGGTTAGATAATTTTAAGATAATTAAAAGTGTTTCAACATATAGTGCCATATTTACACCAAAATCCGAGACAAAGCAAATAACAGTACTTAACAATACTGCGTCTTTTGCATTAACTCCAACTAAAGATTTATTAACAGAAGGTGATGAAACATTAACAATCGGAATACGCACAATTGGTGAATACCCTGACCTAGTTACTTATTCTCAAATAGGAAGTGTTAATATAAATGACACTAGTAATTTAAACTCTATAAAAGTTTTTATTACGGCAAATAAATCAATTGTTAATGAATTTGAACCAGTTACATTTACAGTAACAACTGAAAATGTATATGATGATACTATTTTAAATTATGTTAATTCATCTGGTTTAGGTACTTTTTTTGATGTAGATCCGTTCCTTGAATTTGTAACACTACATATAACCGGTACAGGTGTAAATGGTAATGTTGATATTATAGATAGTAGCCCATTACCAAAGTTAATTACATCAAGCGGTACAGTTTCTTATACTAATAATAAATTCAAATCTAACAGTAGTAGTATTAGAACAGATACTAACTCATGTCTATATGTGGAAGATACCGCTGCTGTAGATATGGGCGTGTTAGATTTTACTATTGAGTTTTATGTTTTACCGGACAATTTAAATACAAATACATATATAAGTAATTACGGAACTAATGCAGCAACATCTGGTTTTATGATACAATGTATAAACGGTGGCACGTTAGGAGCATATGTTTATTATGAAACTAGTACATTATCCATAATTACTTCATCTGTAGTTATATCACCGTATCTATGGCAACACATTGCTTTTACTCGTAAAGGTAATAATTTCTATTTACTGGTTAATGGTGTTCTAAAAGCCACAGTGGTGTCTTTAGTTACAATGAATAATGTAACGACTAGGATTAGAATTAATACAGAAAACAGTGCTGGTTGTTATTATGAGAATATCAGAATAACAAAAGGTGCATGTAGATATATTGCTGATTTTAATCCGAATATTGCATATATTAATTACAATACAGATTTCTTGAAAAATTCTGGTGAAATAACAATTGTCGATAATACAGCTTCATTTACAATAACACCTGAGTTTGATTTCTTTACTGAAGGTACCGAAAACTTCAAAATGTCTATTTATAGTACATATGGAGTATGGTTAGTCACCAGTGATTTAATTACAATTAGGGATACCAGTAAATCACTGTACATACACAAGTTTCCAGTCATAGCTGGAATCGATTCAAATGCACTGATTCCACGTACAATTGAACAAGAATTCCCAGTAATTACATCTGTAGCTCAAAATGCATTAATTACATTTGTTGGACAAGATTTTCCTGTATCAACAGGGGATTTATCAAATACAATTACTCAGCGCTTGGAAGGAATGCTTCCATTAACAATGGGAGATTCATCTAAAACAATTATTCAGCGTTTAGATACAGCTATACTTCCTATTTTCTTAGGAAAACCATGGGTTGAAATTGCAATATCTAGATTAGCTATAGAGAAAACTACCACTATTAACAGTAGCTTGTATCCTATATTAATTGAAGATAATTTGTCAATAATGACACCAGTAATGAATTCAATATATTCAGCTGATTCATTATACTCTGATACTTTAAACGTCAATAATCAAATAGTAAATTTAGTCACTGTTGAAAATACAATAGTTTATAAAACATACGATATAAATCTAGCTACATCAAATGATACATTAAACATTACTAATCATTTAGTAGATTCAGTTACTATTGAAAATACAATTGTAATTAAAGTTATAGATGTTGAATTAAGTAATTTTAGTGATTCACTTATAGTTACTAATCAAATAGTAAATTTAGTCACTATTGAAAATACAATAGTTTATATTGAAAATACAATTGCCGGAGATTTAATAAACATTAGTAATCATACAGTTGACACTATAACTATTGAAAATGATACTCAAAATCGTATAAGAATATATGATGCTGATATAACTGGTGTAATTGACACATTAAATATCGGCGGACAAATAATAGATAGTATTACACTTATAGATACAGGTGTACGTAATTTACTATTAGCTGATCCTAGTGATACATTATCTATACCTAGTCATTTAGTAGATTCAGTTACTGTTGAAAATACAATAGTTTATAAAACATACGATATAAATCTAGCTACGTCAAATGATACATTATTTATACCTAGTCATTTAGTAGATTCAATTACTGTTGAAAATACAATTGTAATTAAGATTATAGACGTTGAATTAGGTAATTTTAGTGATACATTATCTATGCCTAGTCATTTAGTAGATTCAGTTACTGTTGAAAATACAATAGTTTATAAAACATATGATATAAATCTAGCTACACCAGTAGATACATTATTTATACCTAATCATTTAGTAGATTCAATTACATTGCAAGTATAAATTCTTAATTAAGAATTTATTTTATTTAATCCGTTGATAAATAATCAACTTTATTTTTAGAAAGAGTATTCCACTTACGGAATATAAGAATTAAAATGCAAAATACGGTGTTACAACAAGCCAGTTTATCTGGGCAGTTTAGAATTGAAATTAAGAGAAACGGGCAAATTATCAAAGAAACAGATTGGTTTGATAATTTAATTACAAATAATGGACTAGGTGCTATAGCCTGTATAAATAGATTAGGTGTTAACAGTTATATTCGGTGTGTAGTTGGGTCAGGCACCAATGCTCCGGCTATAACAGATATGTTATTAGGTCAGCGCGTAGGTACATGGTCAGGAGCCGGTGATACAACATATGCAAATACAGGTGTTCCTAATTATACACAGTCATATATAAATAAATTTACATTTACACAGGGTTCGATAGTAGGAAATATTACTGAAGTGGGTACAGTATGGTCACCCAGCGGCAGCAGTTATAATTTATTTAGCAGGGCTTTGATTACAGATATTAATGGTAATCCAGTAGTATTAACTCTTTTAGCTATTGATCAACTTATTATTTATTATAAATTAAATGTTGCATTACCATTAAGTATCTCTAATAATTCAGTTCAAATAAATGGTGTAACTTATAATTATACATCCAGATACATTTATTTATTAAATTCTTTTAGTACTAATTTTCCATATTACGGTATGACATACTCTGGTGGTGTTACTTGTGGTTTTTGTGGTTCATATGGGTTTGTTCCTGGTGACCAAACTAAAAATTATGTTTCACCAGAATATATAGGTGGCACAATGACAACTGCTTATGTAGACGGGTCTTATACTGGCAATTATAAGTCAGTTGCATCAATATCGATGGCTAACTGGATTGGGGGTGTTAAAGCATTACACGTAACTACGACATTTGGTAAAAATTGTATAGTGTTTGATACACCAATTATGAAAACAGATACACAAGTATTAACAATAAACACATCAGTTAATTGGAATAGAGTATAAACAATGTCGCCAAATAACACCTTTACTACTGCATTGGATACATGTGATTATTTACCACCCAATGATTTACCATATGAACCTTTGTCACAAGTAGTTAGAGGTGGTATTTCAATAGGTGACGGCTCACAAGGTAGGAATATTAAAAATTGGTTAGTTTATTATGAAAATAATATCATTAAAGTTAAACCAGAAAATGGCACTGTTGAGTTTATACTGATAGAGCCAAATGTAGAAACACTTACATTAGCATTTGATTCTGCGATGAATGTTGTATTGGCATGGACTATCTCAACAGGTGCATTTCTTTATTATTATAATTCATCTACACATACCTACATTAGAGAGGATTATCCTTTTGTTACAAGTTGCAGAGTATGTTTAGATAAAGTAGATGATTTTTATTCGGCTTTCTCGGATATTTTATTTGTATATACATTGAACGGGTCTGTTTATTACAGATTACAAAGAGACCGTTATACTGTCCCTTATTTGATACAAGCTATGCCTGGCTATGTTAAAAAGGCAGGACTTACTACAAAAAATAGATTTCAAGTAACAATTGTAGATCTACCGGTTAATAAATCTTTGTTAACATATTTACCTTCTTATGCAAAAGAAGGTGATACACTAACATACCACTTACGAACTGGTTTAATTTCAGATGGTACTATTTATAAATACTTAGTAACACCCGATGTTAATGTAGCACCAGTAGCAAATCCAAACTTAGTATTTGCACTCAATGGTAATGGGGTAGATGGTTCTAGTGTTTTCACTGACACTAGTTCTTCTAACAGTGTACTCACAACAGTAGGGATAGTTACTAACAGTGTAGGCAACAAATTATTTAATCCCAGTAGCATATACTTTAATGGCAGTAGCTATATAACAACAGAAAATAGCAGCAAGTTTGATTTTAGTTTAGCCAGCACAGATTTTACAATTGAATTCTGGATTAAACCGTCAGCTGCAGTATCTGTTTTGGGTCGGATATGTGGCGCAATGTATAACAGTACGATGCATGGGTGGCATTTATTTATCGATACAAATAATCGTTTAAATTTAAATGGGTATATAGCAGGTACATGGACAGGTGATGTTTTGTTAAACACAGCTCCAGTTTTAATAAATAAATGGACACACGTAGCGGTAGTTAAAACATTAACCGGGTATAAAGGTTATGTAAATGGTGTTGCAGGTGCACAATATTCTAATGTAAATGGGTTTGAATATGCACCAGCCTGTTCTTTAATAGTTGGAAATGCTGGCTCGTTTGTAACAAGTAGAGAATATCCATTTATCGGTTATATAGATAGATTCCAAATAACCAAAGGTGTTGCAAAATACATTTCTAATTTTGATCCATTATCTACTGTCAGTAATATGTATGGTCAATGTACTGTAACAAATAATACTGCATCATTTACTGTAATACCAATACAAGATGCAGTAGCAGAACCCGCTACAAATATGGTAGTGTCATTATTTGATAGTAATTACAGCCTAATAATACAATCTGCAGCTGTTTCATTAACAGATACATAGAAGGAAAGTAAATATGCCTACGGATCTTATTGTACATGAATTTCCTGTTAATGCAGGATTAAGTTCAAATGGATTAGCTTCGGCTACTGAAAATATATTTCCAATTTTTACCGGAATGAGCGCAAATGGATTAGTTCAAAATCTTGAACAATATCTTCCAATTTTTACCGGAATGAGTGCTAATGCATTAATTCCAAATATTGAACATTACCTTCCAATTGATATAGGTAAAACGTTTTATAATATTTATGCATTAAACAATATCACTACATCAAAAGAAGGTGATGCAATAACATTTTTAGTTGAAACCGGATTAGTGCCAGATGGAACTATATTGTATTATTCTGTTTTAAGTAAAACAACTGCACCGGTAAACACAATTCCAGCATATACAATACCTATGGTATATAATGCAGTGGGTGCGGAGTATGCAACAGTATTGTATTTAAATGCAGAAACTACAGAAGATTTAATTGCATTAACAGATAAGAGTCTATATAAGTACCCTGTTGTTTCTAATAATGGTTTAACAGTGTCAAACTTAATTTATAAAAATGGAACAGGGTCATTAAAAATAAATGGTACTAGTACAAATAATCCTTATATAGCACATGATGTTAATTTAGATTTACATGACGCTGATAAGTGGACTATTGAGTTATATGTATACATGGAGAATTACACTACTACTTGTGCATTTATGATGTCAAAAGACGGTGTTGCTAATGTATCTTATCCTCAATATAGAGTAAAAATATATGACTTAGGAATAGATGTTGTTTTAGGTTCTGGAAATGGTGTATTATCTATACAAACTTTTTCATCTACATGGATAACTAGTATTAAATTTACATGGGTACATTTTGCAATAGTAAAAAATGGTAATATCCTAAGAATATTTAAAGATGGTATAAATTTACAAACCACTACGATTACATGTACAATGGTATCTGGCAATAAACCATTATATTTAGGTAGTGAATCAGGTCAATCAGCTACAAGTGACTGTTGGATAGATGAATTGAGAATTATCAAAGGTGTAGCTAAATACTCTGTTAATTTTGATCCAAGTAATGTCTACACACAGAATCAATTAAATCAAAATATAATCGATGTTTCAACAATTCTTTATGTTAAAGGCGATGGTACAAATAATTCTACATCGATAATAGATAGCTCAACTATTAGCCCTAAAACTTTAACTAATGCTGGCGGTGTTAAGATATCTACAGATCAAAGTAAATTAGGTGGTTCATCTATTTATTTTAATACGAGTTATCTAACATCCCTAGGCAATATTGATTTTACATTAGGTTCAGGTAACTTTACAGTTGAATTATATTTTAATACAGCTAAATTAAATACAGTGTTACTTGACTACTATAGTGGCGGTAGTAATGGTTGGCAGGTATATATTAACGCATCAGGGATTATTCAATGGTGGAATGGTAGCCTTATATTAAGTAGCGTACTTGCTATACTTATTAACGTTTGGACTCATCTTGCAATTGTTAGATATAACAATATTATTACTATTTATATCAATGGTAAAAAAGATACATCGGTTGCTAATACAACCAATATTAATTATGTTACATCTACATTTGCAATTGGTACTCAATATGCTAGTAGGCAGCCAACCTATGATTATCTTGGTTACATGGATGAAATTAGAGTCCTTAAAGGTGTTTCTAAATATATTGCTGATTTTATACCAGGTAGTGTTTATGAATCTATCACAATACCAAGTCAACATTTTAATGAATTATTTGTAGATGATGTAACAATTCTACATTTAAAAGGCGAAGGTGTAAACGGCAGTACTACATTTATTGATAGCGGTATTAATCCAAAAACCATAACTGTTGTAGGTAATATTAAAACATCGATTGCATATAGTAAATTAGGTAATTCGTCTATTTATTTCAATGGTACAATTGGTTCTCGTTTAGATGTTACACCTACAGATGATTTTATATTAGGTACAAAAGATTTTACAATAGAAGGTTGGTATTATACTTTACCTGCAATAAGTGATGGCGTGATGTTTACTATTGGTCAATACGGTAATGGTAACACAGGTACTGGACTATACGGTGAAATATATAAATCAGGTGCGACATTATCTGTGGTCTTAGGTGGACTCTATGGTAGTGGTGCTCAGCATTTAATTAAATATGATACCAATGAATTAATGCTTATTAATAAATGGGTGCATATCGCTTATGTTAGATGTAATTCAATAATAAATTTATTTATAAACGGGAAAGTGTGTGGAGCACCATATAAAACAATAATAGATTTTACATTACCATCAAGAGTTAGAATCGGTAGTTTAAATCATTGGTCAGGGATAGATAATTTTTCGTACAATTATACTTATAATGGTTATATCGATGATTTTAAAATTATTAAAGGTATTGCTAAATACAATTCAAACTTTGAACCTAGTTTATTTATTGACACTACCAATAGTGTCAATGAAAATGATTTTGGTGAACAGACCAATCTAGTGTTTCATTTAAAAGGCGATGGAAGTAATAATTCAAATATTATTGTAGATTCTAGTCCTACTCCTAAAACATTAACGACAGTGGGTATTGCAGTTAATTCTACAATAACTAGAATGATGGGTACAGGATCTATTTATCTTAATAATAGTACAGCCACTCGTGCATATATTACAACACCTGCATCAACTGACTTTGCATTTGGAACAGATGATTTTACAATAGAATTCTGGGCTAACAAAACAGTTAATAGTTATAGTGGTGCCGACTATGTCATGTCAACAGCAACAAACAATTATGGTGATGGTGGCTGGTATATTAACTTTACCGCTGGTGCTTTTGGCTTAAGTCACAACCGTATAGCAATAATAAGTTACGCAATAACAACTGGATCAGATGGACTATGGCATCATTATTCCATTGTGCGAAATGACGGTACTTTTATAATATTTGTAGACGGAATTTCGTTAGCGTCAGTAACCACTGCTGTTAATATTACTGCAAACGATTTACTTAAAATTGGCGTACTTTATACGCCAAATGCAACATCATCTTATTTTAATGGGTATATAGATGATCTTAAAATATATAAAGGTTTAGCTAAATATACATCTACTTTCTCCCCTGGTGGTATCACTGGAACAGTTGTAATTAATGATGACAAAGGTACATTTCAACTTATACCAATTCAAGATAGTTTACCAGAAGATCCAGAGAATTTAATTATATCGCTATATAAACAAAATACTTCTGTACCATTGGTAACATTACCTGCTATTTTGATCAGTGATGTTTAAATATACTAAACACAAATTCTATGTAACACTTTGAATTAAAAAGGATAAAATTAAAATGCCTATTACGTGGACATCCAGCATTAGAAATTTAATGACTAGACAAGGTTTATTAAATGGTTTTGCAAACCCTTGTGCAATATCTGTTTATTCTGGTACCCAACCCAGAGCCACAGCAATTACATCAAATTGGGTTAACTATAAAACAAACCTAGCTACCGCAGCGAATTCATTTGTATCTGAAATTTATACTTTACCAAAAGATTTAGATTGGGGTGCTTCATCAGCCTGGCAAGGTTTAGCGTATGGTGCAGGTAAGTTCGTAGCTATTGCATTATATTCAATTGGTGCAGCATATTCTGAAGATGGAGTAACTTGGACTGCAATTAATATGCCAGTGAGTGCCAGGTGGATATCTATTATTTATGCTAATAGTACATTCGTGGCTATTACTTATGATAATACTGTTGCAGCTACTTCGGTTGACGGTGTTACATGGACAGCAACAACAATGCCTGTATCTGCATTATGGTCGTCTGTTACTTATGGTAATGGAGTGTTTGTAGCTGTAGCTTATAATAGTGATATAGCAGCTACTAGCATTGATGGTATTACTTGGGTACAAACAACACTTCCAGTATCTGCTACTTGGGTAAGTATTTCATTTGGTAATGGGCAATTTGTATCTATTTCTTATAATAGCACAATGATTGGAACATCTTCAGATGGTGTAAATTGGATCCAACGAGTAGCTCCTGCTAAATTATTTTGGAAAACAATTACATTTGGAAATGGGCTGTTTGTAATAATAGCTAAAGATACTGATAAAACATATACAAGTCCTGATGGTATTAACTGGACAATTACATTTTTACCAACCAATTCACTTTGGTCAAATGTTTATTTTTCTAATGGCTTATTTATAGCAGTATCTGAAGTGAGTGAAGTTTGCGCAATTAGCACAGATGGTGTTTCATGGGAAAGAAAGTACCTGTCATCTGGAGATAGTTTTTCTGCGATTGCTTACGGTGCAGGTATGTTTATTATATTAACAAAAATAAGTATATCTTCAGTTGCGGTTAAATTAATGACATCTGCTGGTAACGAAACCCCATTTTTATTGGGTCATTTTATAGGTGCATCTTGGTCGCAACCTAGTAATGGAACATTATTGCAATTAACAAATCCGCCAGCTAGTAATGCTATAACTACAGGTATTGCTAAATGGGCAATACTTTGGGCATCAAATATTACTCGTGCACAAATGGATGCAAATACAATACCACATAATAATTTTATTGTAGTGCCCGCATCCATTAGCACCAGTGGTGGTATCATTAGATTCTCAAATACTACTTTTACAGCCAATGTATCAAAAGCAATATTAGACGGCTCTATTGATATTACAATGAAATAAGGAATAGAAATGGCTAATAGAGTAGAGCTAAGCAATGGCTGGGTGGTTGGTACTGGCAATATGTGCGATAGGTTAATGAGTAGAAATGAAAATATACCGGGTTATGACTCTAGTATATTAATAGGGTCAGCTGGTGTATTAAACACTTACACTAATACCAGTATACGTATTATGAAAGGTGCTTTTCCAACTAATGTTAATGATTTTAATTATACATATCGAAACACAGATATGCTTATTAACTTTGTTGCTAATGCTAACCATTTTTCACCTAGTCAATATACAGTTAATCCTGTAGTTATTTCAAGTGTATTTGTTTCAGCAATTGCTACTGGTTGGGGTGAAATAGGTATATTAGGTTCAGGTGAGGATTTAGAGATGGTTGATGTAAATATTATACAAGGATCCACTTATAAAATTAATGGTATGAAAATAAGTTTTCCCACTATGTGGGAATATTAAACGACTCTATTAATATTACAATGAAATAAGGAATAGAAATGGCTAATAGAGTAGAGCTAAGCAATGGCTGGGTGGTTGGTACTGGCAATATGTGCGAAAGGTTTATGACTTTCAAGTACATACATCCAAGTAGTGCTACTGCATCAGATACAGCTGGCACAAATGGTTTATTAGGTTCCTATGCTATTACTGGTATACGTATTATGAAAGGTGCTTTTCCAACAAATGTTAATGATTTAAATGCATCTTATAGAAATACAGATATGCTTATTAATTTTGTTGCTAATGCTAACCATTTTTCACCTAGTCAATATACAGTTAATCCTGTAGTTATTTCAAGTGTATTTGTTTCAGCAATTGCTACTGTCTAGTGCTGCTTGGGGTGAAATAGGTATATTAGGTTCAGACGAAGATTTAGAGATGGCCGATGTAAATATTGTAGCAGGAGCCTCTTACAAAATAAATGGAATGAAACTCAATCTCCCCACTATGTGGGAATATTAAACTTTAAAGGTAAATAATGGAATCAACGGTATTTTAGAATATATTAATCCTATATTACTTTATTGATCTAACTAATAATAATTTAGGATTATATATGGAAATTAAACAATGCGGTGCTTATATATTGACTCACGATAACAGTGGAATATTTTATGTAGGAAGTTCAAGCGATTTAAATAAAAGAAAAAATGATCACCTAAGTCATCTAAAAAAAGGAGATCATCATAATGCCATTCTTCAAAAATATACAGAGATGTAGATAAAGTTAGTTTTCAATTCTTCCCTACTGCCACTAGAGAAGATGCTTATGATTTGGAACAAAAGCTTTTAGATGAAAATAGCAGAAATAAGCTCATGTCTAATATTGCTATAAATTCTCGTTTGTCTATGAAGGGTTTATATACAAGCCCAGAAACAAAAGCTAAAATGTCACGGGCTAATTTAGGTCGAAAGCATACAGAAGAAGCTAAACAAAAAATTAGCCAAGGACACATCGGTGTATGTAGCGATAAAAATAGAGAACATCTAAGAGAACTAGCCAAGTCACAAAAAGGTGTTCCTTTAAGTGAACAACATCGGGCAAATATAGGTGCAGGTGGCTTAGGTAGAATATTTTCTCCAGAGCATAAAGCGAGAATTGCATTAGCTCTTAAAGGTAAAAAGAAAACTCCTGAAGCTATTGCTAATAATGCAAAAGCTAGATTAGGGTTTAAGCATACACCTGAAGCTATTGAGAAAATAAGGCTAACATCAACAGGCCGCTTTAAATCACAAGCTTCGCGTGATAAAATATCCTCCGGTAATAAAGGAAAAATATTTTCACAAGAAGCCAAAGATAAAATGTCAGCTAGTGCTAAAGCTAGATATGCTACTTTGGCTAAGTAAGTAAATAAAAGATACTAAATAGTATCTTTTATTTTTTGTTAATTTTAAATAATGGAATAAAAATGGAAAGTACTACCAGATCAATTTTTGGGTCATATCTTCAGACAAATATGCTCCTTGGCATCCCTCATGATATTAAAGAGTTCACTACTCTTAATGAAAAGTTTGCTATTCAAAGTGGTGTAGCTATACCCCCTGGTATTTATCCAAAAGTACAATACTTTTGTATTGGCAATGGTGGTCATCAGCTTACAATGGGTACCGATAATATCCCACTTACTAAGATTAATCAACATCGTGCAACTGATGCGGCGCTTTTTAAGCATTTGCCTTTTGCACTCCGAACTGTTGATAATGATTTAACTTCCACACAAAGAGCAAATTATGCTCTTCGTAAGGAAGTTGTTTATAATGCAGTTACATATATTGCTTATTACCTAAAGCGTATTGACATGACACCGGTAGTATCTCAAATCGACTATCGCACTGTTGTCAATGGCGTTATCTCATCTACACCTTATGTACCCTCTACAAGTTCTCTAAGCCCTACACCAGTGGTTATTAGCAGTACAGGTGTTAATGCATTGTCAGGCGATTATATTACTACTACTGCAATGGTTACCATTAGTTTTTCAGCAGAAGAAATTGCAGAATTATTAAATGTAGCTAACATCATGTTTGCAGATGATAACTATGCAATCATTTCAGAAATTGGATTATGTGCAGGTGTAGATAAAGTTATTCAGGTTACTGCAGCAAGTGGTGGTAGTTTTAATTTTACCGAGGCAATTGGTATTCAAATTATCTCCTTTATCAGTTCTATGCATGTGGCTAAGTACACAACTTCAGGACTTTTGAAGTACCTCGATATCGGCTGCAACGAACCTTTGGTTAATATAATATAATATAATATAATATAATGAGCTTCTTTTCTATTTTATTATAATTACATATTACTAATTTGGTATTTTAATATATTAGGGGTATTTAAATGAGTGACCAAAAAATATACGGTATTTATGTAATAACAAATGAAGTAGAAAAGAAAATTTATGTGGGTAGTAGTATCGATATAATGAAGCGAAAAAAAGAACATGAAGTAAAATTGGAAAAGAATACTCATCATAATAAAAATTTACAAAAAGCTTATAATAAAAGTAATGATAATTTTAAAATGAATATTATTCCATGCAAAGCTGATGTTAAAATTAGAGAAATAGAACAAGAACTTATTTTAGAATTAATGTCAACGGGTATTCTTTATAATATAGCATTAAATACAGAATCACCAATGACTGGTAGAGCCCATTCTGAAAAAACTAAAGAAATAATGAGGGTGCTTAGTACAGGTAAAAAACATTCTCCGGAAACAATAGAAAAGTTAAAAGAACTATCTGTAGGCAGAGTACCACCAAGAGAAGCTGTAGAAAATTCAGTTAAGTCTAGATTAGGTGTTCCTTTATCACCAGAAAGAGTAGAAGCTCTTAGAGTTAAAGGCATTGAAGCTATGAAAGATCCAGCAGCTCGCCAGCATCTTTCTGATGTCAATATTGGTATTAAACATACCCCTAAAGATATTCAGAAAATGAAAGAAGCTTGTGTGGGAAGAACTTTCACACCTCAAGCAAGAGAGGCTAGCATAGCAGCTAATACGGGTAGAAAAATGAGTGATGAACATTTAGCTATCATTAAAGCAGCTAATACTGGATTAGTCAGGTCTGAAGAAACTAGAGCTAAAATATCTGCCGCCAGAAAAGGATTTGTGCCACCTAGAGAATCAATGTTAGCAGTCTGGGAAGCTAATAAAGGCCGAGTTAAATCTCAGCATGAATTAGATGTAGCTAGAGCAACATTAGAGAAAGCTAGAGAAGTACAATGTAAGAAAGTAGTTGTCGATGATGTTGTTTATAACAGCATAAATGCGGCAGCTAGAGAGTTAAATGTAGATAAGGGAACCATTTATAGAAGAACTATGAATGAAAAATACCCAAATTGGAATTACGTTTAAAATAATACTTAAAGGATAATTAAATTGACTATCAAATTTCACAGTAATATTAGCAATCTATTAATCGGGCAAGGTATCTTAGCAGCCGGATATAACGCACCGTGCAGTATTACTGTATACTCAGGCTCACAACCAATGCCAATTAACATTGTAAACGATTGGTTAAGTTATAAAGCATCAAACACTAATTTTCTAATTAACTACACCGATGTAGAATGGTCACATGCGCTCAACGGAGAAGCACCATTTTGTAGCATTGACACATTCCCAGCATCTACATTACCTGTGCATGCTGGAGATGGTGCCTGGGCTATTCTGTGGCCGCGTAATATAACAACTACGAATTTATCTCAAGATGCTATACCTGAGACTATATTTTTAGTAGTTCCAGTATCTATATTAACAGGTAATGGTGTTATTAGATTTGAAGATAATGTTACATTTGTAATGGATACACCTAAAGCAATTGCCGATGGTGCTATCTTAGCTGGAATAACTAACTAATAAGGTACATCATGGCTACAATAGCATTATCGACCGCATTTGTTTCTCCATATATCCAACGATTAATGGGTGCATCTGGAAATGGAAAAGCAGTTACTGTAGGAGATACAGTAGCAATATCATCAAAAATAAATTTGTTTAATAAAAAAGACCAAACTTATTTACCTGAAGAACAAGTGGTGTGTCAAGTACACATCATGAAAGGCGAAGTACCCGTTGATTTTACAACACTTTTAAATAGCCAAACTAGAGAAACAGACAGACTAGTATCTTTTACAACTTACAATAATAAAGGTGTAAATGAGTTTTCTAAATCTTTACTAAATGTAAATCCGGTTGTGATTACATCAGAATATGCAAAAGCATATGCAACAGGAACAGCCACATGGTTTTGGTGGATGGTTAAACGAGATATGGGAACTGAAATTTATCATCAAATTATCGGTACACTTGGTGTAGGCGGAAGTAATTCTGATTTAGAAATTTCAGACATCGAAGTTAAAGATGATGATTATTATAGAATTCTTAATCTAAGATTGCTTTTTCCAACAATGTGGAGTTATACTTAAAAATAAATCATAAATACCGATACACTAAAAATGTATCGGTATTTATGATTACTCCAGAGAATGTTATGTACGAAAAATAAAGGAAATATATGCCAAATATAATACCGGATTTTTATTTAGATATCGACACAACTGGTGTATCGATTGATAATAAAATTGTCTTAGAAAGACACGATTTACCGACATCTTCTATAAAGTGTATCATACCTAATTATGGTGCCTATTATGCAAATTCACTAGAAGTATATTCAATTAATACGATTGGTATAGCAACCAAACTAGTAAGGGATATAGATTATAATTGCGCTGAATTTTTACCAAAGACTACTTCAGATGTAGGAAGTGAAATTTATTTTACAATTATAATTACATCACCAACTGCCACCAATGACATTGCAATAAATTACCAAGCATTGGGAGGGTCTGATAGCCCTAATAAACCATTGTTATTAGAAATATATCATAATTTAATTGGATCAATTGGTGGTTATGTTTGGGACGATGTATTACATAAACCAAAAGAATATCCACCTGCTCATCATTTACATGATAGTGCTGATGTTTACGGATTAGAAGCTATTAAAGATGAACTCAGGTGGATAAAAGAAGACATTGCGTTAACTGACGATAAAATACATTCATTTATATTATCTAAACTCAATTATATAAACACTAAAACAAATACAGCACAATTTAAATCAATACAAAATATAAATATAGATTCACAAGTTGCTATTATAGATAATGCTAGTTCAAATTTAAAAGCAGCTAATGAACGATTAAGTTATGTTCAACTTAAATATAATTTAGCTGAAAAATTTTATAATAGAGTCATTACACTATACAGATCTAAGGGTGGCATTAACACCGTTACCGATTCAGTTGCGTTAGGTGTTCCTACATATTCAATAACCCCTAGTAAATCAGTTGTATATGAAGGTGATTCATTAGATTATGTATTAATTACTACTAATGTCCCAGATGGAACTGCTTTTGATTTAAAGCCTATATATGGTGAAAAATACAAGATAACTACTATTACAGATGCGGATTTAAATTCACCATTATTTATAGAAATAGTAACTTATAAAAACAAAGGTATTATTACTGTAAATGTAAGATTAGATAAAGCAATTGAAGGTAGTCGTTTTATTACATATGGTCTTTATTCAAAAGATGCAACATTGTTAGCGTTAAGTAAAACAGTTATTATTAATGATCCTGATCTTAATATACTCAATAGAATTGCATCTACAACACTCGATCCTTATGAAGATAAAGTAACATTGCTACTCAGAGGAGATGGTGATGCTGACTCCAATTTAATTATTGATAGTAGTCCTACGCCCAAATTAATTACAGTATATGGTGATACAAAAATAAACTCAATACTTAGTGGTTTTGATGGAGGCTCACTTAAATTTGATGGCGTAGGTGATTATATTTCTGTTGCACCTAATACAGGTGTTGCGTTTAATACAGATGATTTTACTATTGAAACATACATGTATTTTAATAGTGTTGAAGATGGCGGATTTGGTAGTTTAACTACTAATATTGATCCAATTAATACAAATGGTATTTCGGTATGGGTTTCACTTGGTAAAATAAATGTAAAGATTGGTAGATGTATTTCAACTAAGTACAGTGAAATGACTAGCAATTTAACTGTTATAAAAAATGCATGGTATCATATTGCAGTAACACGTGAAGCTGGAATAGTTAAATTATTTATTAATGGTTTATTAGATTCCAGTATGTATAGTACAATTGATATTAACAGTACTGTTTTTGTAGTAGGTAGAACATACCCTAGTAATCCAGGTAATTATTTTAATGGTTATATTGATGACTTAAAAGTAACAAAAGGTTTATCGAGATACAATACATCGTTTACTGTACCGAGTACATTTAATTCTACTGGCGAAACAGATCCATACAAAAACAGTGTTAGTTTATATTTAAATAGCGATGGTATTAATAATGACCATGTTATCTCGGATTCTAGTAATTACAATCATGCGATAGTTTCTATCGATGGTGCAATTATATCAAATTTACAGTATGTTAATGATCTATGTAGTATTCATTTTAAAGGTACAACATCGAATTGTCCATATATTGAACATAATAATTCATTAGATTTATATGACGCTAATAACTGGACTATTGAATTTTGTGTTTACTTAACAGATAATAAATCTTTATTTATTATCTCTAAAGACGGCAAAGCTAATGTTGCTTACCCGCAATATAGAATTACAGTTACGGATACACTTATAAGTATTATACTCGGAACTGGCTCCAATAGTGCAACTTTACAAACTATTTCTACTCCTACATTAGATTCAATTGCTGGTAAATGGGTACATTTTGCAGCAGTTAATGATAATAAAATTATATCCCTTTTTGTTGATGGCATAAAAGTAGAATCAAAACCAATAACAAACTTAATGTTATCTGGTAGCTCTAGATTATATTTAGGAACTGAACAAGGGCAGTCATGGAAATACGATGCATATATAGATGAACTTAAAATTACAAAGGGCGTAGCTAGATATAAAGTTAATTTCTCACCAATTACAACTGATCAATCTGTATATTTAAATAATATACAATACTCAATTGTACCCACAAAAGTACGTGTTGCAGAAGGTGACATAGTTACATTCGTTGTTACAACGAATGATCTAAATCACAATGGTTACGTTGATATAGTCATTAACAAGATATCTGATAGTTTTACTCCTGGTGATTATAGTATAAATGATTTAGCCCCGACTAAACTCTACATTAAAAATGGTTTAGGTAAATACGATATATCTATTTCGAATGATAACTTATTTGAATTACCAGAAGTATTCAATGTGTCAATCTGGAAATTAAACAAATATAACACTGCATTAGCTACTTCATGTGATGTAACAATAATAGATAAGACAAAACCGTTAAATCTAGGTTACTCTATTGTAAGCAGTAATGAAATTGTAGATGAAGATATGTTATTTGTTTTTGATGTATTTGCAGATGTACCAGACGGAACTGTACTTTATTATACACTATTTGGAACAATTGATAATTTAGATATAATTGGTTCATTAGTTGGACAAGTTGTTATAAATAGTAAAGTTTCTACAATCTATGTTAACTCATTTGCGGATCATTTTACAGAACCTGTAGAAAAATTTAGAGTAATGTTGTATGCAGATGCATCTAAAAATACATTTCTAGATGCCAGCAAAACAATTAGTATTAATGACACTAGTAAAACACGACTATATCATTTTGTAGAAAGTTCATTATCCGTTGACGAAGGTCAATCTATTACATTTACCGTTAATACCGAGTATGTAGAGGATGGATATATTGTTTACTATAAAATTTTAGGTGCTATAAATAATCAAGATACAACCGATGAATTTTTAGGTGAATTAGTTATTAATAATAGTACAGCATTTTTTACATTTAACCTTTTAGAAGATCACTTCACTGAAGGAGTTGAAAATTTTACAGTTGGTCTCTACCAAGATATTAATCGTACAATACTTTTAGCAACTAGTAAAGTTATAACAGTTAATGATACAAGTGTAAATTACGTATACACAATAGAACCAGATGTATTTACTATCGTAGAAGGCGAAACAGTTACATTTACTCTTACAACTGATGTCCCTATTGGTACTGTTTTATATTATCAAATAACAGGTACAACAAATTCTCAAGATATATTAGAATTGTTAACAAATGAAATAACAGTAATAACTGGTGTAGAGAAGTTAGCCTTAACATTCATTGATAATAAAGTATTTGAGGGTACAGAAATATTAGCATTAAATCTGTATACTGACTCTAGTTATATTAACATGGTAACAATTAGTCCTACAGTAACTGTACTCGATACAGGGGATGAAAATGTATTACCTATAATTGTTAATAATGCCACTAATAGATTATATAATGCAAATAGTATCGATATTCCGTTTTTAATCAATGATGGTATAAATAAATTATACAATGATCAAATTAATATAGAATTTAACTTGATAGGCCCAGTGGCTACAGTTGATTTAGTTTGTGAAAAATATACATTTAAAGAGGGTGAAAGAATTGACTTTCTAATTACCACTACTGGTATTGAAAATTCAACTATAATAGAACTCAAAAAGATATATGGTGATGTCACTGATGCTGATTTTAGCTTAGATGTTTATTCTCAAAATATTGTCTTATATATTAAAGGTGTTGGTCCCGATGCATCTACATCTATTGGTGATGCGAGTATATCACATAAAGTACTAACTACAACTGGCAATGTTAATATAAATACCACTGTTTTTAAACGTGGAACTGGTTCGGTTTTAATTGATAATTCAAGTAATAGTGTTAGTTATGTAACCACTCCAGCATCAGTCGATTTTGCATTTGACATTAAAGATTTTACAATTGAATTCTGGGCTAATAAAATAACAGATAGCTTTAGCGGATTAGATCATATTTTATCTACAGCTTTTGATAATTCTGGGCTTGGTGGATGGTATATATCGTGCTACCAAAACAATTTTAGTTTTGGCCATGATGGTATTAACATTATCAGTTATGAAGCTACAGGAGTTTTAGATGGTTTATGGCATCATTATGCAATCACCAGGCAATTTAATAACTTTATGTTATTTGTAGATGGAGTATTATTGGTGACAGTAAATGCAGCGATATCCATTATAGCTAATAATAATCTAGTGATTGGGTGTTTAGATACAACCAATGGAATATCATGTTTTAACGGATATATTGATGAACTAAAAATTACCAATGGTGTTGCCAGATATATTAATGATTTTAATCCAGAAATAACCGGATTAGTAATTATTAATGGAACGACAATGGTTCAAAATGGTTCAGCTACTTATTCATTAATTGCAAGACTTGACGGTGAATCAGAAGGACCGGAGACATTTAAAATGGGTGTGTCTTATATAAATTCGACGGATATATTAGCTGTATCACCAATTATAACCATAGAAGATAATTAAGATCATATGATAAATTTAAAGGAATTAAAATGACTATCAAGTTTCATGAGAATATAAAGAAACCATATTTAGATAAGTTTATTAAAGGTGGGTTTAATCCACAAGGATATGCTTGGAGTATTGGAAACGGAATATCTATATATTCAGGTGCTCAACCAAAAGCCATAGACATTCTAAATAATTGGAGCGATTATAAATCAGATAAATCAATTTATTTAGCTCAAATAAATGAAGGCGGTTGGGTTAATCAGTCTTCCGGTATTTTACTTAAATTGCAATCTGGTTTTAGTACAGTTGGTGGTCATTGGGCTCCAATTATTCCAGTCAATGATGGAACTGCTACATGGGCTATTCTTTGGAGTGGTTATGTGACACAAGAGCAGATGGCCAATGCAAATATACCTATTGATAAATTCTTAGTTGTAAATGTATCAGATGCTAATTCAGACGGCATTGTTCGCTTTTATAATACTACTTTTATAGCCGGCATTCCGGTTATCCCATATGACGGCACCATAGGTGCTTCTATTGTTTAAGGAATAAAAAATGTCAAAACTAGATGCTAGTCCAGAATGGATAAAATCTAATCTACCTAATTTTTGGGATAACCCACTTATTTTAGGAGATAGACAAAATATAGGTCTTTTACATGGTGACTCTGGATATGGTGATGCAGGTGTTAAATTTATGTTAATGAAAGGTGAAGTACCTATTAACTTTGCAAGTATATCTAATATATCATCTCGAATAAATGATTTACTTGTTATGTACGAAACACTTAGTAATGCTAAAGAAGATTTTGATCCTTCTATACTCGATTCAAATCCAACAAAAATCGCAACTGATTATAAGCCAGCTATAGCTAGTGGCCAATGCACTTGGTTCTGGTGGGTTGTTGGTGAGTTTGCTAGTACATCAATAGAACCGATTACTAAATTCGGTTTAAATAAACCATTTTATCAAAATGTATACGGAACAGTTGGTAATGTTGGTTCAGGTGCAGATTTGATTTTAGACACAGGTACCAATATTATCAAAGATGAAAATTACAGAATATCTAATTTTCAAATTAGAATACCAACACAATTTGGTTATATCTGAAAGGTCCAATTAAATGCCTAGCTTTACACCTTATAGATACCCGCTAGATTATACCGGCACAAGTACAGATAACCTAGTAATAGATGAACCACATGCTCCAACTAACTACGACGTCAGATCTATAGCTCCGACATATGGACCATATTTTACAGAATCATTAAAAGTTTATAACACTGCAAATAATGAACTCTTATACCGAAATATAAGTTATCAATGCGTAGATGTAGTAGGTATACCGACTGCTAAAACTGGTAAAGAAATATGTACTATTATTTTACTGACAGATAAATCTATACGTGAAGTAAAAATAACATATCAAACATTAGGTGGCGCATACGAAAGAAGATATGAAGCAATTCATATTTTGTTAGAAAATCTGAATCTAAATAAAGATCTAATATCTTGGAAAGATGTAATTAATAAGCCATCCGAGTTTGATCCAAATATGCATTTACATGCAATTGGTGACATTGTTGGATTTGAATATTTAGTTGCTGCACTCGAACAAGTTAGAAACGCAATTATGTTGGGTGATGATTATCAACATATGGAATTATTTAATCAACTCAATAATACAAAAATTATTATTGATGGTATATTAGAAAATCCATTAATTGCATTAACAAATGATTTTAATACAAACGCATCCAGAGCTTTAACATTAGCAAATGCAATAGATGCAAAATGCAATACTTTACTTTATGATACAGCTGATATTTTAAGAAGATTATAATTAAAGATACTACTACAAATCAATTACGATTTGTAGTAGTACTTTAATTAAATATCTTTCCCGATTTCCAAAAAGTAAGCTGATGCAATATGATTTGGCGATACTGACATATTGCTACTTGAAATATTATTTAAACTATTAGGGTCAACTGTATTATATACTCTATTCTGAACAGTATTATCTTGTATTGTTATTGAATATTGTCCATCTTCAATTGTGCTTATATATTCGGGGTGTCTACCTAAACCAACAACTAAAGGATATATAGGTTCTTTGTAAGAGATATACATTCCGTATATGTTAGATCGTTTAATATATAATGCATTAGAGAATATATCAGGTGTATTTAATATAACAATAAACGATTGACTTAATGTTAGATAAGCTTCAACACAACTATCACTGAACATATTTTCTATACTAACCTGTGATTCATTTTGAATTGTTTTTTCTAAATTTAATGATGTCAAATCAATGTAATGCCTAGATTCGTAATATTTATCTAATAGTTGATAGTTTTTAAAATCTATTTTAAAATCAGATAATCCAACTTTACTAAATACAGTTGAGTTAGTACTATACAGATAACCACCTATTACAAACATTACACTTTTATTAGTTAAATCCATATCAAGATGTATATAGGCAGATGAAATATATTTTTCATACGGATCTTGTTTATGTATTAATTCTTTCTTTATTGGTATGCAAGTTATATCACATACACTCTCAAAGCTTAATATACCTATTTGATTTTGATTAGATACTCTTAAACTCTTAGTGGCATCATATACCGTGACACCGTTAATTTTATCTGTATCTGTTAGATGATAAAACCCGTTTATAGATACCAAACAATGTTTATAGAAAACTTCATAATCAGTAACAGGTGATGATCTAGATAATAATAAAGCAGTTCTATTATCAACTGGAGTTCTATCACCATAAATTGGATGAATTGGTTTAGCGTCATATCCAGCCTGAAAAGCATCTCTGTATTTTGCTACTCTTGTGTTTATAACGGGCATAGGTATTTTAGTAGGTAGAGCTAAATTACCTCGTTCAATTAAAAGGTCAGAAAATTTTAAATTATATAATGAATATTCTAAATTGATATCTTTTAAATCAATGTAATTTAAAACCGGAGGTGTTCCATTAGATAATTCTATGTAACACTTTCTAAATAGTCGGTATAGTTCAACAACTGTATAATTGTTTAAATCTATAACTTCCCATCTTTTGTTAATACCAAACTTAATACCGATTGATTTTACAATATTATACATTTTGTAAATTCTCCTTTTAAATAAATTTAAAATAACTATACCGGACAAATGGTATAGTCATACGCACATTATTGATTCACTTAAAGGAATAGACATGCCATTATCCTATGATTTTGATCATACAGGCACAATGCCAAACAATAAAGTTATTGGCGAGCAGCACATATTAACACCTATTAATAACGCAGCTTACCACTTTATTGTTCCTGTTTTTGCACCATTTTTTTCAAACAGCCTATCAATTAGTTATAAAGATGCTAATAATACAATTAAACAATTAGTTGAAGGTATAGATTATTATCCATCTTATCAATTTGTTGGTGCCAGTAGAGCATGTGTAAGACCAATTTACGGCGGAGTTAGTTTTTTAGATTTGCAATTAGCCGGAATTGTAACATTAGTTTACCAGACACTGGGTGGAAATTGGGTATTAGATGTACCAGGTTTAAACACCTTATTATCAGATAAAGTTAGAAACCCAAGAACACATACTTGGGAACAAGTTAATAGTCTACCTGCACTTTTTCCTCCTATTGATCATGAGTGGAATTTAGTTGATATGGTGGGAATGCAAAGTGTAACTAATGAACTTAATAATATTGCTTTAGCAATTGCAAATAAAACAACATATGCATCTACACTCAGTGCAAATAAATATACCATCGGTTTAGGTTCCGTAGATAATTTCCCAACTGCAACCGATGATGAAACAATTAGTGGTATCTTATCTACTAAGTTTACAACACCACACAGTGTTAAAGCTGCTATCGATGCATTTTTAACTGGGTTAAGTGACTTATATGTTAAAATATCTGATCTTGCTAGTAATGATGGTTCCAAGGGAGTAGGTACCGCAGTAGGTTTAAAACTTGATAGCGCAGGTTTATCAGTAAAAAACAAAGAAGAATTAAAAGCATTAACACCTCCAGACGTAGTTAGTGATGCAGCAGTTGTTATAACTGTATTAGGTGAATTAATCGAAGGTGATTCCACCCCTACTCTTTATTATTGGGATAGACTCAGTATTGAAGCGGATAATAATGATACAATCATTGTACCAATAATAAACAATTCTCAAGGTAGATGGGTAAGTATTTCATCCAATAGTTGGATGACAGAAAGCTTTATAGCAACTACTGGACAGGCAGCATATACTTTAGCTGTAATACCTGTTCAGAAATCATTTCCTAGAATTATAGTAAATAATGTTTTAGAATTAAAGCCAGATTGGGATTTTAGTGTAGACGGAAAAATTGTTAAGTTTATCTATGTATTAAACGCCGGTGACGAAGTAGTTGTATCTAATCAGATTAAAGACACCCCAACTAATAAAGATAATCTATGGATTAATGCTGTATACACTGTAACTGATCAAGCACAAGTATTTGTTTTACCTAGAAATATATTAAGTCCAAATTACATAAAAGTTATTCTTAACGAATTTGTTATTTTAAACTACCAAATAGATTTTACATTAAACGGTGTTAACTTACGAATTAGTTATCCTATCCAAGCTGGTGATACAGTTGAGATAGTTTCGTTAAACCATATGGATTTAACTTTAGTTAACCAAAGTAAAAGTATCGTAAGTGTTGCTGAATCCGGATCTGGTGCAAATACAGGCGCTGTTAATAATTTAATTGGCCCACCAGGTCTTCAAGGTATGCAAGGTCCACCTGGCCCACAAGGACCACAAGGATTAATTGGTCCTATTGGACCAATGAGTGTAGAAACAGCTACTACAATAAAAGCTAAATTAGGTGTATCTGCATTAACCGGATCTAATACTGGTGATGAAACAACAAATAGTATTAAAACTAAATTAGGAATTAATACTCTATCTGGGTCTAATACTGGCGATCAAATAATTCCAACAAAATTATCCGATCTCGTGAATGATCTTGATATTGGTGGCGGTATGATTGGCGGTACTGTTGAAACTGGTGCTACAATTAGAAATAAACTAGGTGTAACTTCTTTATCCGGGTCTAATACAGGTGACGAAACAACTTTAACTATTAAAGCTAAATTAGGTGTAACTACTTTATCTGGATCTAATACTGGTGATGAAACAGCTGCAACGATTAAAACTAAATTAGGTGTTCTAGGTATTTCTGGAATGAACACTGGTGATGAAACAGACGATACAATTAAGACAAAATTAGGTATAGAATTAATTTCTGGCGTAAATACTGGAGATCAAGCGTTACCAACTAAGCTAAGTGATCTAATAAATGATTTACCAGTTGTTTCTGAGTCAGCAGATTCTATCAAAAATAAATTAGGTATATCTGTACTGTCTGGATCTAATACTGGTGATGAAAATGGAGCTACAATTAAATCTAAATTAGGTGTAACTACTTTATCTGGATCTAATACTGGTGATGAAACAGCTGCAACGATTAAAACTAAATTAGACGTAACTACTTTATCCGGATCTAATACCGGTGATCAAGTAATCCCTGCAAAATTATCTGACCTCGAAAATGATCTTGGTGTAGCTTCACCTGATACTGCCGCCACGATTAAATCTAAATTAGGTATTACTACACTAGCAGGTAATAATACTGGTGACGAAACAGCTGCAACAATTAAAGCTAAATTAAGTGTCGCAACTTTATCCGGATCTAATACTGGTGACGAAACAGCCACAACGATTAAAGCTAAATTGGGTATTACTACTCTATCTGGGTCTAATACCGGTGATCAAATAATCCCTGCAAAATTATCTGATCTTGTAAACGACCTAGGTGTAGCAGCGGAGGATACAGCTACTACCATTAAAACTAAATTAGGTATTACTACTCTATCCGGATCTAATACTGGTGATGAAACCGAAACTACCATTAAAACTAAATTAGGTATTACTACTTTATCCGGATCTAATACTGGTGATCAAGTAATTCCAACAAAATTATCCGATCTTGTAAATGACATTATTACAATTACTGGTCCAGAGGGACCAGCAGGTCCCTCTGGACCACAAGGACCACAGGGTCTAGCTGGATCAAGTGAAAGTTTATTAGGTGGAGTTAGTATACCTAATTTTACAATAGACATAACTACACCTGAACAGATTTTAATAAGTTATTATACTAACCCAAATGGATGGAATACAAATGTAGGTAAAATGACAGTTGATTTTGAATTTATTTCAAGAGATTATTTTGCAGTTAATCCTGATTCGCATTTTGCGATTGTATGTAGAGCAGATTCGGATAGATTAACCAACCCTATTATTGAAGCTAGGGAAGTCAGAGGTCAAGGTGTAATTTTTGGGAATTTAACATCAACACCAACTGGTCAAAATAGCCCAATTAACCCAACTGTTTTAATAGAAACGTGGTTTACTGAAAGCTCACTTGTTGATCCAAAAATATTTCCACTTCAAGGTAATTATGTATGGGGTGATTCTGCTTCACCGGTAGCTTTGCAAGATAATTTAACATATAAATTAAGTATAGAAACTTCTAAAAAATCTGACGGTAATAGATATATCCGTTATAGATTATGGACTAAAGTTGCAATGTATGGCACAACTGCTGATAAAATACAGTATATGTGGAAATTTATACATGATTCCGGAGATGTAATAGACCATAACACATATGCTGATTTAACAAAAACAACTGTGGCTTTTGCTTATGTATTTCATAATACATCAAGTCCTGGGCCATGGGGAATTGATATTAGTAATTGCAGAGTTATTTGGGGTCCCCCTTAATCTAAACATAACGGCGATCTAAATAATCACCGTTATGTTTATTATAGCTTTAAAGGTATTTTAATCATGCAAATGGGTTTTGGTAAATTAACAAATGGCAGTATAAGGAATTTGACATCTAGTCGAAAATTTACTGTAGTAAATGGAACATATTCATTAAAATCTAGTGATGGTACAGATTTATCTATAGCAACTGGATCTGCACCACCTAATGCATCTTCTGAAAATAGTTATTCAGTAAATAGTTATTTATCTCATTTTTCAGATAAAAATTATGGTAATACTGTATTAGGTTCTTTTAGTCAATTCAATCGAACTACTAGTGCAGGTAATACTATTGTAGGTTGGTATAGCATGCATAATAACATCAGTGGTAGCGGTAATACTACAAATGGCTGGTTTAGTATGTTTAAAAATACTACAGGGAATTCCAATGTAGCAATGGGTGTAGGTTGCGCTTATAATAATAACGGAAATGATAATGTGTTTTTAGGTGCTAATAGTGGATATGAAAACACAGGAAATGAAAATGTATTTTCTGGTTCATATTCAGGTTATAAAAATACAGGAAGTAATAATACTTTTATAGGTTATAAATGTGGTTATACTGGAAGTAATGGAAATAACAATACATTTTTAGGTAACATGTCAGGGTTCATGAATAATGGAAATGGTAACACTTATATTGGGCACCATTCTAGTTATACTAACAATAGTGGTAATGATAATGTTAGCATTGGTAAAATGTCTGGTTATAATAATACAGGAAATAATAATGTTAATATAGGAAGCATGTCTGGTTATAATAATACAGGAAATAACAATGTTTTTATAGGCGCTAATTCTGATTATAGTATTCCTAATACAAGTAATATAATTAATATTGGTAATGAATCAATAAATTTATTTAGATGTTCAGTATATTCAATTACTACACCAGCTGATAACAGGGATAAAAAATCTATTGCTATTTTAGATTACGGCTTTGAATTTATAGATAAATTAAAACCAGTTTCATTTCTATGGGATAGAAGAGATGGTAAAAAAAATAATATTAAATCCTGTGGTTTGTTAGCGCAGGACTTAAAAATTGTTTTAGATTCATACCCTTCATCAAACGATACATTGAATTTACTTAATGATAAAGATCCTAATAATTTAGAAATAACTTATGGAAATTTTATTCCAATTTTAATTAAAGCATGTAAACAATATTCTGATAAAATAATTTTAGCCAATTTAGAAATAGTCGCATTAAAAAAACGAGTTGATGATTTAGAAAAACAAGTAAGTACTTTTAAACCACTAATAGATAGTTTACAAAATCAAATCAATAGCTTACAATCGTAATAATACACATCTAGCATACATACGCTAGATGTGTATTATTATATACCTGCTCCACCGATAACAAATCCAGGTGCAATATGCACATCGTTACTACTAACCGTACCACCATTAAGAATGTCTTTACCTACAATAGTATCATCACTTATATTAACAATTGGTGTTTTAATATTAACACTGTGCGAGGCAAACATATTTATTTTATTTTTATTTATTTCAAAAAAAGTCCCATTTGTATTTTCTAAATGGATAGATTTTTCTTTTGAATCTAATTCAATAAAATTATTTACATCATCCGTTATAACGATCTTACCATTTTTTGTATCTATTTGTATATCATAAATGAATGGTTCCTTGTCATCTTTTGATGTATGAAGATGTATTATTTTTTTATGTGTACTAACCTCAAAATAATAAGTCGTAGTAGCTGTTGCATCTTTTTTTTCATCCCGTGTAGCGCTATACGCATAGATAACTGTTTCTAATTTTCTTAATTTTAAATCTTCTTTCATTGTTGTCCAATGATACTCATCAGTATCACTAAATTGATATAACATAACTAATTCACCTCTTCTTACATCCGGAGCAGTTATTCTATTACTACCAGATAAACTTAACCATTTAGCATTTACTGTAACAGTTGTTTTTGTATCCGTTTCGTATTTTGCCTCAGATGCATCTTCACCTTTTGATTTATATTGTGTAATTTGGTCTGATATTTGTCCATCTACATATGACAAATCTTCAATAGGTAACACTTCAATTGTTTTTTCAGTTAATAATTTATTAACTGCGACTAAACCTAATGAATAAAACCTTAACTTAGATAAGATTAATTCTGTTGGTGCATATTTAACATCAGCGATATATGGTTCCATGGTTCACTCTAAAAATATTGTTTCTACACATTTCATGTGCAGGAGCAATATTTAAAAAGGTTATAACTCATGAAAATATTATATATAGAATTAATTGGTTTTAAACGATTTATGTTAAATCAAATAAATTGTTTTGAGATGGTAATAAATAATCCAATGCAAATTATACTAGGGTCAAATGGTAGTGGAAAAGCAGAGCCATTAGATTCTTTAATTAAAGTACCTAATGGATGGCTTAAAATGGGTCAGATGGAGATAGGTACTGAAGTCATAGCTAAGGACGGTACTACTACTACAGTTAATGGAGTATTCCCACAGGGGCTTAAAGAAATATTCAAAATAACTTTTGCTGATGGTAGAAGTGCAGAGTGCTGTGCTGATCATTTATGGAAAGTATACATCGGAGGAAAACAATATCCGATTGTTCCAAGAATAATTAGCACTTTAGAATTAATTAAATGGTTAGAAACGAAAACATATAGTAATTTATTATGGGTAGATTTAATTGATTCTGAACAAAATGCCGATGTTGAATTACCTATTGATCCTTATTTATTAGGTGTGTTTTTAGGAGATGGTTGCTCCCGAGGTTCACCTGATATCACTACACCTGATACTTTTATCATAGATGAAATTTCTAAAGTAGTGCCATCGGAATGCATGATATCTAAAGGATATAGCCGCAAAATAAACACAATAACCGGAGAAGATTGTTATACCTATGGTATTGTAAAGAAACCAGATAGTAAAGTGAATACCTTTACTAAAAAATTAATAGAAATGAAGTTGTATAACAAATTGAGTTATGATAAATTTATTCCTGAGATTTATTTACATGCGTCTACTAAACAAAGACTACATTTATTACAGGGATTGTTAGATACAGATGGCTTCATTGGAAAAAACGGATCAATATCATTTAGCTCTAGTAGTGAGATGTTATCCAGAGGTGTGCAATATTTAGTAAGGTCATTGGGCGGAATAGCGAAATTATCAACTCGTATTCCTCATTACACATATTTAGGTCAAAGATTAACAGGTAGATTAGATTTTAGAATACATATTAGATATAAAAAACAAAGTGAACTTTTTAGGCTACCTAAAAAGAAAATAAGAACCAATGACATTAATCAATATGCGTCTATTTTAAAAAATAGAATAGAAACAATAGAATCTATAGGTTTTAAAGAAGCCCAATGCATTTCTATTAAACATCCGGAACACTTGTATGTTACAGATCAATTTATTGTAACGCATAACTCTAGTCTTCTACAACAGCTTACGCCATTACCACCGAGTGCATCAGACTTTTTAAAAACAGGTAGTAAACATATTACCATTAGTCACGATAATGTTATTTATAATTTAAGAAGTGTTTTCCAGCCTAGCCAAAAACACAGTTTTATAAAAGACGATGTAGAGTTGAACCTAGGTGGAACAATTACCATTCAAAGGGAATTAGTTAAAACACATTTTAATATTACACCAGATATACATTCATTAATGTTAGGCGAAGAATCTTTTGATAGCATGTCACCAAGCAGAAGAAAAGAATGGTTTATTTTTCTTTGCGATACAAATTACGATTATGCAATTAATGTTTATAATAAACTCAAAGAAAGATTTAGAGATGTAACTGGTGCACTCAAGTTAGCTAAGAAAAGATTAATTAGTGAAACTGAAAAAGTATTAAAGACAGATGAAGAAAACAAAATAAGACAAGATACACAAATACTTCATGATAACCTTAATTTTTTATTAGAAAATAGAAAACCATTAGAATTTGATACAGATGTATTATTTTTTAAACAAACTGAGCTAGAGTCACATTTACTAAAACTTTGTGTAGCATTGGATAAATTACTCTCTGATGGAAAAGCAATACAAAGTAACGATTTCCACTTACTTAGAATTAATAAGGAAAATGATAAAATAACAATTGCACAAGCATTCATTTCAAATATATCCAAAGAATTTGAAATGAATCAAGACAAAATAGACATTTTAAAAAAAGCAGAAAAACAAACGATATCAGAACTTATTGCTAAATTAGATAACCAAAAACAAATAAAGAAAGAATTAAAAAATACTTTAATTTTTACTGATGATACATTTGACCCAGTGTCTGCAATGAACTCATTTTTATCTATTAAAGAAACCCTTAGTGATATATTTACAAGTATACCTATTAATAGTGATAGAAAATATAGTAGTGATAATTTATCCAAAACAAAAGAATTACACAGTCAATTATTAATCAAGAAAAAAACAATGCTCGATGCATTAGAAATATGTATACAAAAACAAAAGCATATGCAAATGCATAAAGATAAACCTGATCTAACTTGTCCAAAGTGTCAATATAATTATTCTTTATATTACGATGAAAAAACAGATAAAATAAATGAAGAGAAAATACAATCAATACAAAATGTTCTAGAAATAACTGTAAACCCAGAAATAAAAAAATGTGAAGAATACATACAGTCGTGTTCCGAATATAGTTTATTATATCGTCGCTATATTCAGTGTACTAATAATTTTGTTATACTTAATCCATATTGGACTTACCTTAATGATAAAAATATTATTACCGATAATCCTCAATTTGGTATAACTCAATTAAATATAATAGAAACAGATTTAATTGGACAGAAAGATTATTTAGATGTTTGTAAAAAATGTTTAGATATCCAAAATATGTTAACCTCTTTAAAGGACGTAGGGGCCACAGATTTAAACACATTAATACAAACTAACACATCGTTACAAAAAACCCTAGAAGAGTACACTGGTGCCCTACAAATGGCAGTTAAAAGGAAGGAGAAAGAAGTATCTGCTTTAAATAGATTAAAAGATATTAAATCTTTACAAATAAAGATTAAAGAGTGTACTGATAACAAATACAAATTATGTAAAGACCAAATAGAAACTACTAGAAGAGCACTTTTTAATGAAACAATTAAACTCATGCAAAGTGATTTAGCTAACAAAGAACATATTTTATCTAATGTTAAAACACAAAAAAGTATCATTGAAAATATTAATAATAACATTACTGAATTAGAGTCGGAGGAGTTAGCGCTATCTTTATTGATTAAACAACTCTCACCAGTAGACGGTTTAATAGCTGAAGGACTATTTGGATTTATAAAAAACTTTTGTAATCAGATGAACAGTTTAATAAAAAATGTTTGGTCTTATCCAATGGAAATTAAATCGTGTGAATTAGCTGATGACAATTCTGTAGATTTAGATTATAAATTTCCAATTAAATTAGCAAGTGATACAGTATCAGATGTTAGTAAAGGGTCTACTGGAATGATAGAGATTATCAATCTTGCATTTAAGATTGTTGCTATGAAATTTCTTGGATTACAAAATACACCTTTATTATTAGATGAGTTAGGTAAAACACTAGATAGTACACATCGAGGTGGTATTATAATGTTGATTAAGAATATGTTGGAACAGCATATTTTTACACAGACTTTTATGATCAGTCATGATTTCTCTCAATATAGTGCTATGCTTAATGTGGATACTTGTGTGCTATGTCCAAACAATATTATTTTACCTCAAAGTTACAATGAACACGTGAAGATGGATAGTTTAAATTAAAATCGTAATCTAGATTTTTTTCAGTCACATATACTACTTTTGAACTGATGCAATGAATTATGGGTCTTAAGAGCAATGTTACAGGTTGGAAACCCGTTCTGGTTTCCTTCCTTATGCGCTTGGCATTCAAAGGACACGTGGCTAAAAGGATTAAAGTCCTCAAAGCTATGGCGAAATAAACATACCTCATACCCTCACTAGCCCTAAAAAGGTTAGTGAGGGTATGGGTGTAGAATTTGTTTTTAATGTTTTCTTAATGTAAACACACCAGTTCCAGCAGTACAATTTACTCTGACACAACTGATACCCGATGTATAACTTAAAAATTGTTTTTGTCCAGATGTCTGTGGTGCAGCATCCCAATCAAAAGGTGTAGCAGTATTATTATTACAATACTTTGGAAAGTCAGAACTAATTTCCACTTTACAGGTACCAGCAGTTACATGTAAAGCTAATCCAACATTATCTGCATTAGTAATAAACCAAGGAGATATTGTATTAACTACTGTGGCCTTTAGATTGTTAGGACCTTCTTCGACAGTAGTGGCTGAATTAGATAAACTAGCACAAATTCCAAATAATAAACCGATCATTATTTTTTTCATAGATTTCCTTCTACATTTTTGCAATGTGTTCTTCCATGTTCTTTACTTTAATAAGTAAAGCGCTATTTTGATTTTGTAAATCAACTATTTTACGTAAATTAGATTTATTATTAATTACGTTTAATTTTCTAGCTTCCTCTATTGCTTTATGTTGATCCTGAGTAATAGTCCCTGGTATTCCATATACAACTGTTTTAATAGTAGACCTAACACCTATTCGATCAAATATGTAATCTTTTAATTCAGATTTTATTGTAGCTAAATCAAAAGTATCTGGTAATGCAGATAAAGAAATACCTAATAAAACATTAGAATATTTAATACCATTGACATCGGGTAGACTGATAATATTAATACCAGGTATCATCAATACATCACCTTTACTAGAGCGTAATGTGTATACTGGAATATTTTGATTATTATCAGAATCAAATCTTGCTTTAGTTAAACCAGCTGGTAAATATATGTCATTGAATGGATCGCTACCTCTGTTAACTAAACTCTCTATATACTCAATGGATATACAAGTATAGTTCAATTGAGTATTAATAAGCTTGTCAAATGGATCTGATAATAAATATTTTCCTTTTAAACCTATTGTTATAATACTATAAAAGTTAGACATATTTTAATCCTCAGTAACTCGATGTTGTACTTTTACATGCTATTAAATATTGTATTTTCTCGTGACTAAGTGATACATATATAGTATTATTTATCATTGTTCTTCTGTAACCTATAGGTAAAGATGATGATGAATCCAGTGTCTCAGCAACCAAAATTACATTAGATAGCATCTGCAAAAATGATTGTGTCCTAGCTGACATTCGGTTGAAATCATTACTTGTTGTGGATACATTTATTATATCTGGATATAATTGCGTAATTTCAAAAATATTATCTCTATTGCTAAAATTACTTATAATATCAAAAAATATGTTTTTATATGGGTTAGGCATTACACATGCGTAGTTATCTATATGTGCTGGCGGATATGACGGTAACATTTTTTTAATGTAAGCTAATTCTTTACTAATATTCACAATAGATGAATATATACCAGAACTTACCGTCATATTTGGTATTGCATAATTATTCCATTTAGGGATGATTACAAATTCTGTTCTCTTAAAGATATCCGGTAATATTGTTTTCCAATCATCTATATTAATAGATGTTTTAGTTATAATGTAATCTGTTATAGCTGCTATAACAAATTCGTAATTATTACCTTTGCTGCCATATATTAATACAGTCCAGTCTGTATTAATTTTATCACTGGAATTATGAGGATTAACCCAATCAAAAGATTCCGTTGTCAATAGTGTTTCAGGCCATTCGCCTCTAGCATAACCAATATTTTCTAATGTCTTAGATAAACTACTTTTCTCTAATTCAATTCTAAGGGCAGATGAAGTACCAAAAAATAGATTTAACGATTGGATTGGCGGTACCACTACAATTTCAAATTTATCATATTGGTTTCTAAATGCACTATCACTAAACCAAATTTTATTTCGATTATCTTCTGCTGCATATTCTCTATTTTTCCACATAACCCATTCTGGATACCAATTGCCATCTAATGCTTCTATAAAATCACCACAATCCATATAATCACATCTTACTACAAAATTACTTATAAAGCTATTTAAAAATGTATTCTTATTTGATGTTTTGGTAGTACCAGTTTGTTTACTATAAATCCAATTAGCTATATCTACACCTGTAGTAGTAATAATACTAGGTGGAGTTAAATAACCACCAGTGTTGGATTTTGTATAAAAACCAACTAATTTACATACACGATTTGTAGGATCAACATAAATCCCTTTGTCTTTAGCAAAAGTTGCACTATGTGCGCTAAGTTCTCCGATTGCAGATGTTGTATTAATTACATTATTTGCATACGTATCTATCTCTATAAAACCTTGAAATTCATACATCTGTTTTTTCCTTTAGTTAATCATTAATCATAAAATATCAGTCGGAATTTAAATATAAGAATTGTTAATATTTTGACTCGCATTTAACAACAAAGGTATTTCAATGGTTACTAAAAATAAAACGGTGAAAATAGAAGATAAACCGACAGGATTAGTCGTTTATACAGATGGTGGATCTCGTGATAATTATGGTGGTTACGGTATACACGGTTATGTATACAGCGATCAAAAAACAAATAAAGGTAGTGGTAATACATATCAGTATTTAACTAGTGACGGATATGTACCAAAGATAGATGTTAAAGATAAAACAGATTTTAAACAAGTTAAACCATATCAGTATATAAATGGATACAGTAGTTTTAACGGTAATATTACAAACAATGTAGCAGAAATAGCTGGAGCACAAGCTGGGTTAAATTTTGCAATTAGTAACGATATCAAAGACATAAAAATTATTACTGATAGTGAAATGGTAGTTAAGGGTGCTACTAAATGGTTACCTATGTGGAAGAAAAATAATTGGATTAAGTCTGATGGCCAACCAGTTGCTAACCAAGCATGGTGGAAAGCTCTAGATAACAGTATAAATCTACTCAAAGAAAAAAATGTTAATGTAGAATTTAAATGGGTTAAAGGACACTCTACACATCTTGGAAATCAATTGGCTGATAAGTTAGCAACCATTGGTGTATTGCATTCCAAAGACGGTGTTATACATACTGAACTTAATATAGAACCAGCAGATAGCTATTGGTCAAATACTGTTGAGAGAAGTCCGTTTATTACACAGAAAAGATTGTTTTTTACAACTAGACCAGAAGGGATAGTTCCTGGGGAATATTACTTGGGTGATCAAGTCAAGGATGATGATTTGTTAGGTAAGAGAACCGCAGATGGTTGTTTTAGTTATATTAAATTAAAAACACCTGAACCAGTTATTGAATTACTCAGAAATAAACAAGTTAAATTAGCCGGTAGTTTAGATGTGATTATTATGGCTAGACTCGATAAGCTATATGAATCAGATGTATATAAGCACATTATGACTTATGGTGATGTTTGTTTTTATACGCAGTATCGGGATAAATTAGATTTAAGTTTTGTAGATAGTGAACCAATCACTAGGGAACTTAGGCCACCTAGGTTAGCAATGAGGGCAGTAGAATCAGTTAATATACTCAAAGGTATTTATCAATGTTATATTCAGGGTAGAAATGAAAATCTAATTGAAACAGATGTAACAAATTTATTTTACGATATCGAAAATGGTTATAAATTAAAACCAGAATTTGTTACCGGATTTACAAACATTGTTGTGGATGTCTTTTATAACAATGGTGATACATCGTCTAGAGATAAAATAGATCTTTGCATGGGTGTAGATTTACCAGAAAGAAATTATCTCAAACGAATGGAAAAACATAAACCAGTTATTAAAGTACTTACTTGGATGGAATCAGAAAAGATGTTTAGATATGTTACGGTTATTACGGCCGGTGAAGATGCAGGTGTATTTGCCGGAATGTACTCTAACACTAAGTTTGTTTAATAATCGTGCAGGCATATTGAGAAGGTGATCAGGTTCTAATATTAGAACCTGATCAAAAATAACCTTTGGGTTATTTTTTTATAATTTTTTCATTAAAGTAAAATAACTTTTATGTATATTTCTTAAGAATTCAGATTGTATATCAGCGATGGCTTTTAGTATAATATCTATAAAAGTATTACGACGTTTACGTTCTATACTTTTAATAATACTCTCTAATTCTTTTTCATCATTATTCATTTTCAATATATCCTTTACTAAAAATAGGTCGTTATTTACTATTAATCATATACACTAAGTATATGTTTTATTGTATTTTCTATTGATCCATTAAGAGCGAGAACACGATAATATGTTGTAGCCATCATTTCTAATTCTTTTGCTACGATGTATGCGCCGTTAGATAAACGTTGCGCCACTTCTCTTGTTGTTTTATTCATTTGTTCTTTACTTAAATTATCTTGAATAATATTCAAATAATCTACACATTGTTTAACTTGGCGTTTAATTAGCTCACGATCTATAGTTTGCATATTTGCAATACAAGTATTGAGTTGATTAAATACAGGTATAAAATCGTTATTTCTATCTACAACATTCTTAACAATTGTTTCGGCTTTATAAGAATCTTTTACATACATTTTTGAAAATGCTTTGTATATTTCCTCACTATCTTTTTCAATTTTATCGTATGTTATTTTGTTATTATCTGTAGAAACAGATGCTAACTTATCTGAAACTAATTGTGCTAGAAATAATGTATAAGGCTGCATTATTTCATTTTGTAAATTTTTAAATTTTTCAGTAACTGGTAATAAAACGTGTAAATATTCTAAGTATTTTTTACCCATGCCCTCTGGTGTATAAGCCTTTAATTGACCTATTTCTGTAAAAGGTATTTCGCCAAGAACTTTCATTAGCTTAGATTGATCTTTATTTAATGGTATCAATACTGGTAAATCGCTGGATGTATTACTGTTACTAAATGCATTAACAATACCTGGCATTAATTTCTTCAAGTAATCAGTAGCTGGAGTTATTGATAAAAATTCTAATGCTAAACTATCTTTAGCATGTTTTAAATCTTCAATAGATGTATATTCAAATTTTAACATTATATTTCCTTTAGGGTGTAAGCATATGATTTAAGTCAAAGGAAAATTTAAAATATTACTTGATAATTTGAGTGAGTAATAATTCTTTTGAATAATTGGAAAATAAATGGCTAACTTTAACTTAAAATCAGATCTAACCCAGGCACCTAGTATTAAATTTAGTTACAATATCGGATGCCTTTTTGATATACCGACATCCAGCGGAAGTTATGAAATTGGAAGATATGGAGAGAGTATACTCAATGGTGGACTAGGTAATATTTCCGGAATCGTTGGGATTGGAAATAATTTTAAAAGTACGATATTATTTTATATGCTTTTGTCAGCCATGTCAAAGTTTGAAAATAGTGCAGCGAGCACTTATGATACAGAGATCAATATTTCTGAAAATAGACTTAGGACATTAGCATCAAAAATTCCCGAATTTAACAATGAAGATGTTTTGTGTACTGGCAGATGGGTAATTACTGATAAAACAGCTTATTTTGGAAACGAGTGGTTTGAGTCAATTAAGAAATACATGGATTCTAAAGTCGCAAATGCAAAATCAATTACAGTTGAGTCACCATTCATGAATAGAGATGGTAAAACATTATTACCTATGTTGATACCGACTTTTACTGCTATAGATAGTCTCACTAAATTTGATACTCGTAATTCTAACTCAATGCAAGAAGAGAATGAATTAGGTGACAGTGGTGCAAATACATTGTATATGCGGGAAGGCCAAGCCAAAAAAAGAATGTTAAGTTATCTTCCAAAACCAGTGCAGCAATCAAATAACTACATACTCATTAGTGCTCATATTGGTAAAAACATTCCAATGGACCCACGTGCAGCGCCAATTAAAAAATTGCAGTTTTTAAAGAATAATGATACATTAAAAGGCGTAACGGATGACTTTACATTTTTGACTACAAATTGTTGGCAATGTCAAAACGCCACACCTTTAATTAACGATAGTACCAAGGGACCAGAGTACCCTAGGAACAGTGATGATAACATGAAGGGTGATACAGACTTATTTTTAGTGACAATGATACAACTCAGAAGTAAAACAGGTCCATCAGGATTAATAATGCAAATTATTGTTTCACAGCAAGAAGGTGTATTACCATCTTTAACTGAATTTCATTACATTAAAACAAACGATAGGTATGGAATGAGTGGTACGTTGCAAAATTATACTATGGATCTGTATCCGAGTGTGAAGTTGTCTCGTACAACTGTAAGAGGTAAGATTGACAGTGACTTGTTATTAAGAAGAGCTATTTTGATTACATCTGAAATGTGCCAGATGAAATACCTGTGGCATGATCTACCTGCTGGTTTATTGTGTACACCAAAAGAGCTCTATGATGATTTGACAGCTTTGGGTTATAACATAAATGACTTACTCTATACCAGATCTTGGTGGACAAGTGATAATGATAAACACTCAATTCCTTATTTAAGTACATTTGATTTATTAAAAATGAGAACAAAGCAATATGTTCCATATTGGATGAAACCAGAACAAATACCAATTGCTTGTAAAGATATCCCTAGACTTAATATTTCATGAGTATTTTTTATTTAAAAAAGATTAACTAGTAAATAATGTGGAACGCATAGTGATTTTTGAAAGAAATAAAAATGATAACGTCGAATGTTTTTTATGAAGTGCGACAACCAGGTGATATTAATTTAGTCACCGAAATAGTTAAAATATTTGAGAAAATAGGACACCCTAATCCGATGAATTGGATAAACGATCCAATGATGAGAGAAGCGATAGATGCACATCCTAAACTACAACGATTTCTAATTAATAGATTCTGGAGAGTTCAATTAGGTTTATGTTCTGAGAGTACAACCAGAGAAAGATTTAGTTTAGTTGACACTGGTACTTTCAATGAATATCTTAGTATTTTTGAAGCAGCTGTGGCCCCGAGTATTATAAAATATAAACTAACTTTTTGATTCCAGAATATTAAAATGACATATTACTAATTTGGAACGAATGTTGAATTCAACTAGCGCTAAAAAATATTTTTAGATTCAACGATAGTTATTCTTACAACTGTCGTTGTTATAACTAACATCATAACTGGGAGAGAATGATGGTTCTTTTCAGTAATTATGATTACAAAGTACAATAATGCATAAGGTTAGTATAACCACTCTACATCGGTAATCGGTGAGGGTGGTTATATTAATAACGGTCACCACCATGAAATAATCGTGGTGACCGTTATTGAAATAAATAAACTAATAATTTTCAAATATATAATAATGCAAGTTATCATTTCAACTAATTTAAAATTACTAAGGTGCGGCGGTGCTATTACAGGACACGTAGACGAAATAGCAAAAAAATTATATGACAGTAAAAGAAAAATTAAAAACGAAAACGATTACGTCATTGTCATTAGTACACACCTAAAAAGAAATTTAAGTGATGACGAATTTAAAGCAATTTATTATCATGAGCTCGGGCATTTTTCTTTAGGTCATTTATCCGGTCACAAGAAAACATTAACAGAAAGCATTAAAGAATTAGAAGCTGATATGTATGCTGTTAAATACACTAGTGCCAAAATTTTATTATCTGCATTAATTAAAATACCTTCGATAGTTAGGAAATGCAAATCATTAAAAAAAGAAAGTATTAATAGATTAGCAAATGATCAGTATGATGAAAAAATGAATATTTTTTTAAGCAATATTGAAATGAAAATGCAACCACGGTATAATGCATTACAAAAATTAATTTTAGAAAGTGAATATGTCAAATAGAAAAAATACGGAAGACTTTATAATTGAATATATTGGAAAATTAACAAAAGGAAATAATGATAATATAAATTTATATAAAGATTTATTCTCTAAAATGTCTGATGACGAATTCGATACATTTATGTTAGATCTGGATGCAGAAAAAATTAACTTAGTCATTACTACTCCTAACTTTGGTAAATGTAAATTAACTACCGCTAATAATTTAGAGTTAGCAAAAGAACTAGGTCATAACTTTTTTCAAAGAGTTTGGATACCGGCACAAAATGGAAACCCGTCGTATCTAACACCTGTACCTTATCTTATCATGGATATTCCTGTTAGAAGACAAGCACAATTATTATCAAAGAAAATAGCTATACCTGAAGACAATAACTCAGTAGATGATTTTACAGGTCAACCTACAGGTAAATCAAAAGGTAGTGCAATCACTTATCCGGAATTACAAGTGCTGGCATCAATTGGTCTTAATCAAGGTTTAACTGAATTACTAAAGTTTAGAGGTGGTGATGAAAAAGGATTTAATGCAATGAATACAATGATAGACAGGACAGGTAGTGTTAGTATTGACGCGATTGAAAAATACAGCTCTGGCGTAAAGTCTACCCATTCTTTAAAAACTTTTCTCACTTGTTTACATTTGTCAAATTCTTTGTCATGATCTAAAAATATAGGTGTAATATGGTACAAGTTAAAGCACAAACGAATCAATCATTAAACTTACGTGATTATAATAAACGAGTTATTGTGGCAGGTACTAGAGGCTATAACGATAGAGTCATGTTTCATAATGTAATCTCATCATTTGTTAATGATGAGATAGAACCGATTCTATTTATATCTGGTGCAGCAGCCACTGGCGCAGACAGATTAATAATTCAATGGTGTAATAAATTTGTTTACCCATGTTTAGAATACCCAGCTGATTGGGATTTAGGTAGAAGTGCGGGCTATAGAAGAAATGAACAAATGGCTGAAGTAGCTACAGGTCTAATTGCTTTTTATGATGGTACATCACCTGGTACAGGACATATGATCGATTTAGCTAATGAGTACCAATTGCCAATAAAAGTTATCAAAATATGAAATCAGAAAAACATATTAAGACTGTACTAGTATCATTAGACTCTATGTTGGATACTAGATTTGGAACCCTGATTTTAATAGACCCCGAGTTTGCAGCCAGTGTAACTAGTAAGGAAACTTACTATACACGTGAGTTTGACGTATTCGGAGACGAAGAATCAGGTATGTTAAATAGGGATTTATATAAACAATTTTACACTAGGTATAAAAACGATATTGTAAGATGTTCTATGCGAACAGAGATGAACAAATTTTTATTTGAACTCTGTAATAATTTAATTATCCGTGCAATTAATACACCATCATCTGGTGGTGTAGAAGTTGTAATTAATGTATACCCTTATGAGTTTACTAAAATTGAATTAGCAGCTATTACTAAATCAATACACAATCTTTTAAAAAATAAATTTCAAGTATCTATTACTAGAATATCTAAAGAAGATCTCACTTGTAGTTATGTAAAAGATAATTACGACATGCTAATTATGTATGATTATTATGAATGGTTAAATATTCATACTAAAGATTTAAAAACAAAAATCCTTCGGGATACTGCATTATACGTACCAGAGCTAAATTTTATTAGAAATCTAAACGAAGAAGAAAAACAATTGTTCCTTGCAAATGACACCGACCCTTTTGAATTTACAACAAAATTGTTATGTGATTATATATTGATTCAATTTTTACCTATTAGAGTTTATTGTGTTGATAATAAAGCTCAATTTAATACCTAATTCATCTTTCGCATAAATGTTTCGTAGTCTTCGGCCCCAGTTAAATTACTTGTCTCGCCGTCTAAAATATCGGAGTTATCAATTTCTTTACTTAATTGAGGTATTACTCTATTAGTATTATCCGGAAACTTACCTATATTTTTTATGCTAGAGTTATTAAATATACTAGCTATTAACTCCATAGCATGAATTTGTGTATTACTGTTATTGTTATCTACTTTAAGTTTCTTTTTACTCAAAGAAGTTCGGTCCATGTCAGATAAAGCAACAAGTATAGTTTGGATCTCTTTAATATCTTTAGGTGTTCCATTTGACATCATACTGTCAATTATTTGTTTTCTTTTTTCTCTAACATATTCTATATCTAAATCGTTTTTATCCATACGACAATTTTCTGATTCCATATTTTTTCCTTAATTAACTTATATTTTTTTAAAATCACATATTACTAATATGTGAGAACTATTTTAACACTAACTAAAGGACATCAGTGTGGTTAAGAAGATTACTATTTAAATTGAAAATACAATGGATTACAATTTCATATCCTCTGGAGCATACCAATGAACAAAACTTAGCGTACATAAAAGCACTCGATACAGACATGTTAAGATCATGTTCAATAACAAATATGTGTATGTATAAGTTTGATACTATTTATCCAAATATACAGATATACATTGAAAAAATAAAACTATTGAACATATATTTGAGCGCAGGTAGAACAATTGAAAATAATTGGTGTAAGTACAATTATTCACAAACAACAATGTTAGATTTCCTAACAAAAGACAATATATATATAGATACAAAGTCAGCACTAACGGAGTTTAAACAAGAATATATAGTCTATTGTGAATATATCTTAAATACAGATAAACATGAACACAATGCTAGAATATTAAGTTTATTCTCAGAACACTTACGTTTAATTACACTATGTTTACTAAGGTACAATTGCAATGTCTAAAACACCAGTTAAAAGCGATATGGATCGCATTCTAAAATCACCTAACAAATGCATTAATGATGTACAAGGAGTCGGTGGTATTATAGCTAGGCTATGGAGAATAATGCTTTTAGATCTAAATATAAATGGATCTCAATTTGAAGTATTATTAAATGATTTTATTATAAATGCTAAAAGAACAATAGCTGATAATAGAGTAGCTAAACTATTTACACGAGGAAATTTAAGACGGGAACTAGAAAGACCTGAGATGACATTTAAAGTGTTTATTAAAGGTTTAAAAGTTTTAAAAATGAAACATCTAAAACTAGCTGTAGAACTTACTAGCAATTCTGGAAAAACATATATTTTTCAAACAGCTGTGGATTTAAGTAGTTTAGATATAAATGAACAAGAGGATGCAGATGATAAAAGCGTTATCAACGAATGAAATGGGAGATACATTATCTTTATTTACAAATTGCTTTAATACTGTACTAGCAGAACATTCTGAACAAGAAATAATATCAATCAATCTTTTTATTCAAGACTTAGCATTAATGGTCCCGTGCTATTCGTTGCGTCCTGATAAAATGCGATTGTTAAATGATAGTATATTTAATAATACTATAGTAACAGAATTTATCTTGGATTTGTCTTTTAGATTTTTTACTCTATTAGGTGATGAAACCACATTTATCAAATTAACTGGTAACTTATCGTTAGGATTAAGTATAGATGGAAGTAATATACGTAAAAGTATTATTCCTTTATCAATAGCTCAATCTTGTCCGTGTAATATATTTAGTGTGTCAGATGTAGAAATATTTCCGGAATCATTCTTTAGGAAATATATTCTAAGAAAACCAAAGAATTATTTACAAGATTTTTTAATTAACAATAAGCACATTGTAGTGCTTTATTTAGTTCATATCATAAACCAAGGTTAAAAATGGAAAATAATTTAGTTCAAAATGAAATTAATGCAGTTGTTTCGGATACAACCGAAACGGTTAACACTGAATCAGCTGATAAAAATCATCCATTGGAATTGAGTAACTTAAATGCATTATTAGATAAATTCGGTAAACCGAAAAAAAATAATAACAATAATAACAATAATAACTTAAATGAAAAGATAAGTAACTTGGCTCGCATTTCACCGCCTAGTCGAGCTGCAAATAGTTACATTGAAAAAGCATTTAAGAATACGTTACCTGGTAAAGAAGTTGACGGTGTTGATCATATCAACATATCGTATTTTGCTAAAACACGTTTAGGTAGATTCTTAGATATAAATGCATTCGCGCCTTTTCACCATAGGGAATTATTAAATTTTAATTCTGTTGGTGGTTTATGGTATTATGTTAAATGCGAAGAACCTGTCGATGTATTTAGGCATATACATGGAGCAGATTGCAGAACTGAAGGCAGAAAGCACAGAGTTCGTGATGTAGATGGATTCAGAACTATTATTTCGGATGCCACCTGGATTAAAGTTAATACCGTTCCAGAAGTAATTGCAGATATGATTGAATCCACTTTACCGTTTCAAAATTATTTCTATACTGGTGAATTAGGTTTAAAGAAACAAACACCAGAATCACTTTGGTATATTGATGCGGTAGAGGAAATTCGCCGCACATTAAAAGAAATTAATGCTACTGGTGACATTAGTCTTATTCCAGATTTTAGCGCAATTGAATCGAAAAAATATCAGTTTTAAATAAACGTATACAACACCTCATCAACCATACTCAAAAATAGTATGGTTGATGAGGAAATTGTTTTTTTTTTAGGAGTAAATCAATGGGATCTAGATTAAGAGACACTACCTTTGTAGGTGGTGCAGATAATGAATTAATTACAGTAGATGCTTATAATAAAGAAGATTCCATATCTGTAAATAAAGATCCTGGTTCTAGTGATACAGCAAAACCAGATGCAATGGAAGCAGTCAAAGGTGGTAATAATCTACCAGAGAATGCCGCCGAAGATATGGCAAAGGAAATGAATAAAGATAGCGCTGGTTCGATAATGAGCCCTGAAGGTCTTATGGACGGCGTCGTTTCAAACAATCCTGATTTACTAAGTAGTTTTAAGAGCTTATCTTCCGATGTACAAAATAAACTTTTAGAAGTTAAGGATGTATTAAAACCAATACAAGGTTTAGCGTCAAATATTTCTAATGGTGTTAATACAATTAAAAATATTAAAGCAACTGTAGATGGTATTACAAAAAACATTAAAAACGCAAATTTAGATACATTAGAAAATCTAAGTGGTTTAATTAATAGTTTATCAAATAATACGGCATCATTAGTAAAGTTTACCGATATTAGTGGGTTATCTACTTTATCTAGTAATGTTATTAAAGTAGCGAATGCATCTGGTATACCGGACGCATTTAATAATGTATGTAAAGGTATTGATGACTTAGATGTCATTAATAATATAACTAAAAACTTAATTCCTGATATTATTAACAATAGTAGTACTTCATTATTATTACAAGTTGCTAATGGGACCGCAGGTAAAAATATAACAAATTACTTACCTAATTTTATAAACGATTTCACAACAAATTATACAAAACCTATATTTAATGTAACCAAAGATATTGTCAATGAATTTAATAATTTAAAAACATCATTTACTGCTATAAATCCAAAATGGAATATAGGTAGAATTGTTAATGACGATGCATCAATTGATGCATCGTCATGGAGTAACGCTAGTAATGATTTTATATATGTAGTACAATCAGCTACAAAGTTAAATGCAGATGATATTACTACATATAATCCAGCTACAATTGATACTTCCATGTGCATTAAAGACGAGGTCTTTATGTTATTAACTTATGATATAAAAACACCGGACATACTGCAAGAATTAAATATGAAATTTCCTACAGTTATACATTCCAGTGATTCTAATATATATAATCTAACGAGTAAAAAAACGATTGTAGAAAAAGAACAAGAAATATCTGAACCTATATATAATCAAAGTATAATAGATTATAAAGAATGTTTAGAAAGAATAAATAAAGGTAGTAAAGAAGTCTGGTTAGGTGATGTTCCAGAATGGTGATATCATAACAGTATAAATCGTATTCCAGATTTTTTTTCAGTCACATATGACTAAATTGAATAGGTATAGTAATGTCTTACTAATACTGTTATTCATTAGCGTATATACGCTGAAAGGTCCATCATGTTTTCAACAATCGGTAAGGTAGTGGTATCCTATATAATTATCAAAGTGGTAGCGCAATTGGTGCACATTGCTGTTGCACCAGTAGAAGATAAATTCTACTCTAATCGCCGTTGAGTAGCTAATAGTTAGCTACAAAAAAATAAACCATCTGGGCTCTTATTTTTTTTTTTACGGGTTAGCTGTATCCATTGTACCTCTACGTGTACCTGCGCCCATAAATAATGCACCTAAAAGATTTACACCTGGTACGTTTGCCATTTTCATACCTATACTCGAAGGTGTAAACATTTGTTGTATGTTAGCTACTTTATGTTTTATCCGTTTTTCTAATATAGGTAACCTTTGCTCTGAATCTCTTAGGCTCAATGATGACAATGTCATCATGTAATCAGCAAAAGAATTTTCGCCATCGAACAAACCTTCAAAAGGATTAAATATACTGAAACCCTGGCTAATAGGCATTGTTAGAATTGTGGACATATCCACGATAGAAAAAGTTACATCTATTGCCATAGCTTCACCTTGATTGTTAAATCCTAAATTAGCAGTACCTCTTTGTATTGACATTTGCTCAATAATACCCAATCTAGTAATAGATCTACCTCTATCGTAGAGTTCGCATAGGAATGGAGCAGTATACGATTGTTTACCAGTTGCCAATGGTAATGCACCAGCTAGTAACATACAAAGAGGCATATATATACTAAACAACTGCGAAATAGGATTTCCATATGGACTAATAAGTGTAAGTGTGTAACTAGCTCTAGGTAATATTGCAGATGCAGATTCCCAATGTTTAGGTATATCTACAATAGCGTTTCCTGCAAACGCAGCAAGTCCACCTATTTGTAATAAATTAGCAGTGCCTTGCACTATTGCACCTAAACCATCATAAATTGTTTTGGTTATTCCTAGACTATCTATGTTGCCATCAGCAAAATTAATTTTTATATTTCTAGCAGTATTAGAAACATCATTTATTTTTTGTGCTAATGTGGATTCACCAATAGTGTTTTGAAATGACTCACCTGTAGGGCCAGTATAATCTACTCTAAAAGATGCCCAATCTGCACCTTCTGCCAAATTAGCAACAGATGCCTTAAAAGTTGATTCTAAAAAACTTTCAGTTTCAGGTCGTACTTTATAACTAGCACCTTCTACTTGTGGTTGTTTTTCGGATGCCTGCCTAATCCCTAACTCTAGTCCACTTGTGTCACTATCTTTTTTCGGATCGGATTTACCCCATAATGGCTCAATAATATACCTCGATACTAAAGATTCTAATGTATTTTTTGTACGCCTCCCTCCTACAGTATCATTTGTTAAGCCAGCTACACCGTCACTGTAGCTTTTTACAATACCAAACCATTTTGCTGGATCTTCGTTACCTGGTTCGTTATATGCTTCATACATTTTTTGCAATAGTACACGATGCTCAGTCTCTATTACTTTAGAACGTGTTGCAATATAATAAACATCAATCATACCTGATTTTGACATCCCTGGAAATATAGAATTCATGACGCTAAATTGATCATCACTAAACATATATTTTTCATTAATCAATTTATCGCCTTGTGCTACTCTACCTGCATAATTTATTATGCCTTTATTTGCACCTATTTGATTAACCATATTGGAAACTGCTTTCCAATAGAGTGGCATAGCTGGTTTCAAATAATAAAATTTACTATCGGGCCATTTTGCAAAATAACGGATTGCTGCACCTAAACCCATAATCGCTATAGGTATAATCAAAAGAGGTAGCATAGCTACCAGTAATACGCTTTCAGCTGCTTTAAAAAACGTTTCAATAATATTACTGTCTACTCTGCCTGTTCTAGCCATATTAGATGCATGAGAGTTAAAAAATCCACCACCTACAAAAAATTGAGTTAATGAATTATATTGTGGAACTCCAAACCTCATGTGTATCACTTGCGAGTTATCGTCAATTGCCTCAGAATAATATCTACCCATTCCACCATAACCAGTTTTATACTCTAAAGATGTATATTTACCTTCACTTGAGTTTATAACAGAGTCACGTATATCTGCATATCGAGTAAATTGTGCTGGTGGATTTATACAAAAATTACCGCCTAAACTGGAATCAGTAAACTTAAAATAAGCAGAGGAATAATTTTTATTTAATTCATCGGATTCTTCTAAATTAACAGTTGTAACGAATGATTTATTTATCCAGTTTTTTGTACCGGTTATAAATGATTGTCGTGACCATTGATCATCTCTTGGCATTGCATCAGGATTACTATCAGTTGACTGGGTAGATAATAAAATATCTTCAACTTGAGCATCAATGTAACTACCGTTTTTTAAATTAATGTTTTCTTGCGCCATGTTTATTCCTTTTTAAAAATAGTCATTTTATTGCTCAATTAAATCATAAATCCCAATATAGATATTACTCTATATTGGGATTTATTTTTTATTATGCTATCGATTTCATCATTGGAATTGGAACCCGAGGTGCAATATATGTACCTTGTTGTTGAGGTTTACTTGTATTTTTTTGCACTATTGGTGCTTCTTTAGTTGGCATATCTTCTTTATTAGGTGTATTAGTGCTCATAACACCAAACATTTTTTTCAGTACATCTAACATTTGTTTTTCAACCTCTAATGATTGACCTAATAGAGTTTCGGTTGTTTTGAATAATTCTTTACTAATTACATTTTGGTTAACTTCTTCTTTCTTGTTAAAGAGAGCTGGGTTAAATCCATAGTTTTCATTCATAGGTGATTTACCTAAACTTGACATAGTTTCTTTTGCGGTTGGTTTAGTTTGTTTTATAAGTTTATCAGTTGGTGTATTGTCTGTTGTTTCTTCATCGTGTGTTAATAGTTCAGTATTAGCACTTTTAACGTTATTTGGGATTACGTTATCTCTTTTAACATCTAACTTTGGTGCATTAGTTGTACTAATATTTGGACTACTGTCACTCTGTACTTTTTGTTTAACATTGGTTGACTTGGTCTTATTACTATCAGGTAAATTTATACCATAAAGTTTAGCTTTTTCATTTACCTTATTCTTCAAATAATCATATATTTCACCTATTGTTCTTGGCCTCGATTTATCGTAGAAAATATTTTTATTTGATTTAGCAGCAGCACTAAATAATTTTGCACCTATTTGACTAGGGTCTGAATCACGTGCCATTAAAAATTTAATTGCACCACTTAACCCCAAGAAGTGACTTAAGTATATCTCTGTTGGACCTACTTCGCCCTTTATATTTTTACTAAGGCTAGAATTGTTTTGTTTAATGTAATTCGCACCTAATATGGAATTTGCTTTAGCATCAAAAGGACTAGCGTTTGTTTCTAATCCATATTTATTTCCATATCTATTTAATTGTTCATCCCAAGTACTGTCTAAAAATTGATACAAACCTTTGGCTCCTGCCCCACCGCCACTTGCGTTTGGTTTAAAATCTGATTCAACTGCTACTGTACTTAAAGCTATGTTTTCATCAACACCAACAAATTTAGCAGAAGCTTTAACGACTTCCTTAACACCTTCAACTCCTGGCTTTGTAATGGCTGGAATTTTTACAGTTGGGTCAGCTGGCATTTTATTTTCTTTTTTATCCAAATCCGCTGAACCAACATCAGTTACTGGTGCCGGTTTATTTTCACCATTAACAGGTTCTTCTACAGTTGGTGCAACATAAGCTGTTTGTGTATTTTTTTCTTGGTCATACGCATTTGCTTCTTGTGTAACATTGCTTGGGTTTATATTGCCGCGTCCTGCGCCAATATTAGTCACAGGTAGACTACTGTTTATTTTTTTGTCAACTTCATCTTTTACATTTGGGTCTGTTGGTGCACTCAGTAGTTTCATTGCCATTGCAGTGTTACGAGAATATCGCTTAGCACCTGGTACTGTACCTAAACCGCCACCACCTCTACCGACACTAGATTTAATAGCCTCACTTGCGCCAGAATTTCTCTTAAACCCATCGGGTCTTGTTTGTAACCCTGCTGGTTCAATATGCCAATCTTCACCACCAACTGGTCTTGTTAGGCCATATTTTTTCATTAAACCTAATTTTTCCATCTCGTCAAGTGCATCTGAATCAGCATCAATAGCTAACCCAAATTCATGCATGCTATTACCTGGTGTAGCAGCGCTAGCACCATGTTTTTTCTTAGCAGCCACTTGCTGTTCATATGTTCTAAAACCAGATGTAACGATGATATTTTTCTTTGTTTTCTCATTATACTCTTGGACCATTCCATTGAATAATTTTAGAAATTCAGGATTTACACCATCTAACGATACACCTTTATCCAGTTTGATAGCATTCACACCACTGGAACCATCTGCTAGTGGACCACCTACCATGGAAGGTTGTTGGTAACCAGCTATATTACTTTTCTCACTAACTATGTTAGTGGTTTTTTTTGGTTTTACTTCTGCGCTTTCCGAATATATTTCATTATTATAAACGGTTTGTTCTGGTTTTTTTACATCCAAAACACCTTCAGTTTTTGGAGTATTTAGTTTTGGGTCAACGGTTGGTTTTGGAGAATATGCTTTTTTATCTTCGGTTATTTTTGCTTCCTTAGCAACGCTCTTTAAAAATTCAATGTTATATACTACGCTATTTGAATCTGTATTTAATATATATCCTGGCCACGGACTACGGCTTGAAGACCAAACTCCAGATAATCCAGAAATTACTACAGAAAGATCTACTCTTTGTATAGGTTTAAGTAAATTGTCACTCGAGTTCTCATTTGCTGGCTTACCGGTGTATACCATAAAACCAGTAAGATAGCCAGTGTAAACAGGTAAAAATCGATTAGTAAACCAAGATGCCCAATCACCAGCTTCTTTTCCAAGAACGTCAGTAATCCCAAAAGAACCTAACATCTTATCTAAGAGTTTAATCGGACTTCCGTTCCATCCAGCAATTTTGTTATCTTTATATGTAACTTCTAGATTTACTTCTTTTTCTAATTGTTTTAATGCTCTTACTTTACCTACATCAAGTTCGACTAATCCATATGCTTTAAATCGAATAGCTTCTAATGGAGATGCTTGATTATCACCAACTAACATTTTCTTAGTGACGGACGAATTAACATCAACGGTCTTATCCATTGCTTTTAGTTTATCTTTATTATCTTTATTTAATAAACTATCTTTATCATTTGCTGGATTTTGTTCAGCATCTGATTCTTCTGTATTTAACGGTGGTGCAGTTTTATTTGTATCTTTCTTTTCTTCAATGAGTTTTTTCTCACCTTTAGAATCATCTAGTTTTAATTCCTTAAGTACTTCTTCAATAACCGCTGTTACTTCTGCTGAACCAGATACTTTATAATCAGAATCTAAATCCTTACTGGGTAATCTGGTGAAACCATATGGTCCTTCTGGGAACTTAATGGAATCAATGTATTTTTTCTTTTCTTCGTCTTTAAAATCACTAAATTTACTTAAATCTATTTTACCAGTAATGCCTTTCATTGCTGTACAATGTGTTATATAAACTGGTTTAAATCTTTCTTGAAACCACTCCATGAATAAAGCAGTATCTTTTTCATTTTTTGAATCTAAACCAAACGGGGACATCATTTCTTTGATATCAATTTTCGATCCATTAATTATTACAGAACCACTTGCTTCATGTACAGTTACAAAATCACTTATGTAACTCTCTAATCCTAAAACTTTTGATACGTCATCTGTTTTATTTTTATCGAAACCATATTGAACATATCTAATTTTCTCAATTGGAGACATGTTATTTTTTGTAAAGTATTTATACCCTTTGTAAACACCATATCCGACTAATGCAGTAGCTGCAACCGCCGCCACTACGGGTAAACTAATAACTCCTGCAACCGCCGCTGCTCCACCAGCTATAGTTGTTCCTGCGGTACCTAATGCAGCGCTAGCTCCAGCTACTGTTCCACCCATTGTAGCATATGTTAATGCAGCACCACCAACAGCCATCCCTGTGTCAAGCGCACCATCAACATAATTACCTTCTTTGAAGTTGTTATATGCGCTATACCCACTATATCCAGCCATAGCGGTGCCAGCTAGAGGACCGAGCATACCTAAAGATGCTCTACCACCCATACCGGCCATTCGTCCAGTTATGCGGCCACCCATACCTCCTCTGCCTGGAATTGTTCTACCTGGTCTTGTTCTACTTCCTCTACTTTTATTCTTTTTATCAGGACCATCTGGTATATCTGGACCGCCACCACCAATAGTTTGTTTTGCTAATAAATATTTTATTTGAGTAAGTTGATCTAAACTATCTTCGGCTACTTCAATAGCAGGATCTTTTTTACCAAAAAATTTATCATACATTTTACCTAGTATACCGGGTAATTTAAAACTAATTCCGGCTTCGTCCGCTTTCTTTGCTATTTTATCTTTGATAGTATTTGCTGCACCTTTAAGTTTATCTTTACCTGCTTCTAAAAGACCTTTCTTTCGTATAAGATCTTTAACTGAATTCTCACGAACACCGTCACCATCTGTATCGCCTATGATTTTTTTAGGTTTAAATTTAGATTTAACTAGATTTAAAATTTCTGTTAAAACACCAGTTGTTTTCTCTGTGTTAACTGCGGTAGCTTGTTCTTCGGGTGTACTTACACTTGTATTGGGACCTAATACACTGCTTTCTTTAACAGCAGCAGATGCTGCTGCTTTAATTTTAATTCCACTTGGTTTTGTCAAAGATTTTGTGGATTTTTTAGTTCCACCAACCGGTAACTTCTTTAGCTTCTTAGTTGGACCTAATACACTAGGTGTAGCTTTCATTGGTGTTACAGGTGCTGCGCTTTCAGGTACCGGCGCACTCAGTTTAGCTGGATTAATTTTTTCTTTTAAAAAAGTAAAAATATCAGATAAAATATTATTTGTTTTCTCAACTTTTCCGGTAGTTCCTTCAACCGCTGCTACTGTTGAATCCTTAGTAGGTTCAGTTTGCACATCTTCCGGTTTTTTACCGATAGTTGTCCTAACACCTTTAAGCGCTCTTTTGTAACTGAAAAATCTATTAACTTTCCCTAGTACTTTTCCGATTGTTTGGAAAATTTTAGTAGTCAGTGAAAGTTTAATTGGTCGACCTTGACCATCAATTAAACCTTCTTTGATATCTTCTTCACTTATTTTAACTTCACCTTTACTGTCTTTTACCTCACCATCGATATCATCGATGACGCAAACAGTTTTACCGGATTTAGTTACATATTCACCTGTCTTCATTAATTCACCACGAAGCGCAGGGTCTTTAGGACGACTGACTACATAAACATCACCCGGTTTACTTAACCAATTAAATGTTTTCTTAATGCCTTGACCTATAAAGCCTAACATTTTCTTAGATGCCCAAAGACCACCTTTAAACATACCTCCGATTACTGCTTTACCTAAGTCTTTAAATCCCTTTGCAAATTTCTTAGTAACCCAACCTAATACTCTAAATGGTATTCTTAATATAGAATTAGAAACTTGTAGCTTATCTAAATCTTCATCAAAGAGTTTAACTTGATCGTTTTCATCTATTACTTCACCTATGATGTCATTTTGGTGATAAATTACTTTGTTAGTTTGTTTATCTCTATAGTGACCTAACTCTAGTTTAGTGGCATATAGTCTTGGTTCCCGTTCTCCATCAACAAAAACATCTCTAACTTTCTCTCTTCCAAACAAAAGCTTACCTGTAGCTTTAAGCCCCTTACCTAACATTTTAAAGTTCCATGCTACCATTTTAGGTGCCACTACTGTTTGAAAGTGCCACAGCGGTTTAATTATGGATTTAATAATTCTACCAGCTAACCTTAATGGTTTAAACCCTTTTGTTTCAATATTAAATGTACTCAAAGTTTTCAATTGATCTCTTCTAATAACAGTATTGTTATGTTCATCAACTACTTCGCCAGTAATATCACTCTGATGGGTTATTACTTTATCTGTATTTTTATCTCTGTATAAACCGTCTTTTAATTTCTGTGCATATAAAACTGGATCACCTGATGCTTCAGCATACACATCCATCACTTTATCTTTAGCATCACTAAGTGCATCTTTTGCTTTATCAATAACACCAGTTACTGCATCCTTAACATTGATTGGTATCAAGTTAGTTGTATTAGAAACAATGGAGCTATTAGCTGCTGACCTTACTGTGTTACCAAGTTTCTTAAATATTTTATCCTTTACATCAAGATAATTAAGTTTAACTACTTCTTGTGCAGATATAACCTCTTTATCGAGTTCATCGATAACTGCACCTGTAATATCTTTGACATCTTTAATTGTAACTTTAGTTATTTTATCTCTATACTGCCCTAATTTTAATTTCACTTCAGTAATACGAGGATCGGCTTCACCTGCTACATAGATATCTTTTAATTTACTTTTAGTTTCTTCAATTATTGATTCCGCTTTAGCTTTGAGTTCATTAGCTTTTGTTTCTAGACCACTTGCTGATTTTGGTTTTGGTTCTTCTATTGGTGCCGTTTTATCTTTGGTTTCAACTGTAGTTTCTTCAGTTTTCTTTGTTTCATCTTTTGGTGTAAAATCAATGTGAGATGATATATCTTTATTATCAAACCTATAATAAAGAAAATCTCTAATTTGTTCTAAAACGGTTAAACTTTTTTTCCCGTTTATTTCAATAGAAAATTCACTAAAGAAATTACCTAAAACTTTGGATGCTTTCTTTCCAAAAGTTTTTACTCCCTCCCACGCTAAAGCACCTAAACGAATACCATCTTTTATAGCACCACCTAGTACGCCTTTGAGTTTATCCAGTGGTGTTTTAATTGGATCACCATTATGGTCAACTAGTCCTTTTTTAATGTGGTCTATTGACAATATAGTGTTACCGTCCGCGCCTTTGATTGGACCGTCTATTTCACCTGGTCTAATAACAGGTTTACCTGTAAGACATGAAAAATAACCACCACTTTTCATTATTATCGCAAGTAGTGTTGGTAACTCATCTCCTTTTACGTATATATCGATTGGTTCATCTATAAAAGAATATGCTTTATTGGAAAACGTTTTTACATTGCTCCATGCGCCTTCAATCAATTCTTTAGAAAATTTAAAAATTGATGGGGTGTATTTTGTAATTAACCCGCCTGCTGATTTTAAACTATCTCCAACTTTGTTAAGTAATCTAAATGCCAAACTCTTTGGGTTCCTAGTATATAAACGAGGGAGATCTTCTTCACTTATTAATATCTTACCTAAATCATCTTTATGTGCAATAGGTCCAGTTATTTCTCTTTGGTGAATAATAATTTGTTTTGTTTTTAAATTAAAATATTGACCATTTAATATTTTAATAGCATATAGTCTTGGAGTTTTTTCGCCTTCAAAATAAATATCATAAACATCATTTACATACCAAGCTTTTGTATTAGTAAATGTTTGAATTGCTTTTTCACCAATTGCATCTTTTGCAGTTATAAGTTTATCTTTAACAATTGGTGCATTTTTCTTTACATTATCTTTTGCACTGTTGTACACTTTACCAGTGCCCCGTGAAAAATTATAAATGAGCGAAGCCAATTTCCCAGGGAATGTATTATCAAAATGTTGTTTATCATCACTTACATCTTTATTTTCTTTTGATTGTTCATCATCATTTTTTACCTCTTTTTTATTTGCAAATTTATTAACTGTATCATTTGTTTTATCTTTTATATTATCATACCATTTTTTAAATGAATCAAATTTAAAACCACCTGTTTTAAACTTACCAAAATCAAAGTTAAAATTTGTAGCATTTGAATCTAATGAAACAGCAACACCAGCTTTACTAACATCTCTTATTTCTTCAAGTAAGCACCTTATATTTAACAGATGGTCATTAAGAGAATCGTCTATTCCAGTTAAATGACTTGTTTGTTTTTTATTATTTCGAATTGGTTCTTCTTGTTGTTGTTTATCTAGCTCTTGTATAGCTGCCATATTCATGCCGTTCATTGTTACCAAATCTATTTTATTTGCATTTGGTGCAGCATCTGGACCCATTGTCTGGTTAACGGTTTGCGCCATAGGTCCAACATGAGACGCTTCATCACCTTTACCTTTTTTATAATTCCATGCAGATACTGCTGTTTTTCGGATTGCATCAAGCGCCTTTGCACCTGGAAATCTTTTGAAATCTTTTTTTGCATTTATATCTGACGGCACTGTTCTACCAACTTTACTGCGGCTAGGTTTTAGTCTTCTAGGTGTTGGTGTACCAACTGGTTCTTTCTCTTTTACACCTAACTCACTTATATCTACATTACCGGTTAATGCTTCTAGATAGTTTTCTTTCTTAAATTGATTTCTATCATCGAGTAATCCAATCTCTCTTACTATGTCCGAATCTCCATGACTTACCATACTCTGGATTTCACTTCTTGGATCAGAAATATTATCACTAAGTGAATTGTGTTTATTTATAAATTCATCTCTTTGATTTTGATTGCTATTCTTGTTAAAAAAATCTGAAAGTAATTTAGTTATTTCAGCTCTATTTTCACGACTAAGTCCCTGAGTTAAATTTTTCTCATCTGCAAAATTGTTATCAGTGCTGTTTTTAATTAACTTTGTTCTAAATTCTTTTTGTGCAGATTCGGATAAATTACTTCCATCAATCATGTTCATTAACACATCTATATCTTTAGCTTTATCTCCACCTGTTTTAGATCTAGATAGTAAAAGTTTCTTAAGTTGCTTTTTTATTTCAGGAGATAAAAGTCTACCACTCGGGTCTAGTTTATTAATTAAACCACCAATACTTGAATTAGTAATTTTTTCTTCATTAGCTAACAATACCTCTTTTATTTTTTCTTTGGTATTAGCTTTTATTTTTTCACCGGTTGGATCCAAAGCTTTAAGTAATTCATCTACACTTCGATGATCTTCTTTAAAATCCTCTGTGTTAAATAATCTTTTCTTCGCATTTATTATAGCTTGGCTTCTAGTCACGAATTCATTTTTATTAAAGTCGTATCTCGTTGCTTCAATGTTATTATCACCAGTCCTGATAACTTGCACCTCTCTTAATATTCGAGACAAATATCCAGGTATAATTTCGTTAAGTGTTTTATCTGTTCTTCTAGTTAATACAAACGGAGAATCCATATCCCGATTATTTGTAGTCTGCATAGCTACATCTGTACCTTGACCCGGCATTGCTTCTTGTGCCGTTCTCATGAACCAATTAAATACTTTTTTAGTCCAAGGTTGTGAGTCATCGTATGTTTCTTGATACTTATCACTTTTCCTAAAATCATTTAAATATCTGTCTTTATTATCAATAAATTTTTCTGCTTGTTTACCCAAGCGTTGAATACCTTCATGCGGATCAATCAGGTGCTTTTTAACTTTTTTACCTAACCAACTGGCTGCTGTTTGTGAAGCAAGAGTACCACCAACATTACCAGCTAACTCTATATTACTCGGCCCACCTATTTCTACTGCATCTTTAGCTTGGTCTGAGGCCATATCTGCCATCCCTATCCCCACCCGAAAGTCATTCATGGTGGAACTGACTTTATCAACAATAGATGACTTAACACTCTTAAATATGTTGTCTAAATAATCACCATTACCACCAAATAAACTATGGGACATAGTCTCATAAAACTTATTTTTAAATACTTGACTTCTAAATTCGGAACCATTGATCTTAACATAATCAGGAAGAGCTGTGTTCTTAACTATTTTTTCGTAAGAAGTATTATGTAACGCAAAACTTCGCTTTGATTCTTCTAGAATATCCTGCATTGCAAACAACTGGCGAAACTGTACTTCAAGTGTCTTCTTTTGAAAATTAAATGTTATGTTTCTTTGATACTGGTCTAAACTAGATAAAGATTGTGCAGCAGCATTTGTAGCTCCGAAAATATCCCGGTGACGAGATAACTCTATACCTTGTTGTAGTCTTGTATCAGCAGTATCATCTGATCTATCTTTAGCTGCTTGTACAAATTGTTCTTTAAAAGCTTCGGTTAGTTGTATATTTAATATGCTCTCCCTTTGCTCATCTTTACTAGCTGCTCTATAATTATTATCTTTTTCTTCTTCCCACCGTTTGAGCATATCTGCCACCGATTTAGGTACAAATGAAGAATCTTTTGGAACTATTTTAGCAGCTATTTTTTTAAATTCTTTTAATGCAGGCTTTATTTCTTTAACGCTATCGTCATATATACTTTTAACATTTTGACTAATTTTATCAGAAAAATCCATTGTTTTTCCGAAACCTGGCGGTAATGTATCTTTAAGAGTTTTCTTTATAAAACTGGTTGCTGACAACCCTTCTTTAACACCTTGAAGTGCACCAGCTCCAAGTTTTGTAACAGGTGATCTATCATCTTTAGGTGGTTCCGTATCGAAGTCAAAATCACCCATATCTAAATCGGAGTCTAGTTTGAAACTATCATCGATAATTTCATTTTTAATTTTACCTTTTTTCATTTTTTTGACTTTCTTTAAATTAAAATATTTTTGACCAATTAAATGAGTTCATTTATATCATAGTCAACTCATAGGTTGTCTATTTTTAATAGGAAATATTTTTACTGTGAAATCTTCAAACATCCCATTTAACTTAGACATTTTAAAATTAACACCGGAAGTAACTAGTCGATTAAGAGCAATAACATCTTTAGATATATATACTTCTGCTACAAAAAATTTTCACCCAGATGGGTTGTATAGCACATTAACTTTCGGTACTGTAGGTAGCGAAGCTAGATCTTCGAGATATGGATTTATTGATTTAAAGATATCGGTATTTCAACCTACTATTTATGGTGCATTACTAAAACTTAAAAGCTTTTATGGTGATATTATATCCGGTAGAGAATTTGCATTATGGGATATTGATTCTAGTGATTTTATTAAATCAAATTCATTAGAAGGTCAAACTGGCTTTGAATTTTTTGTAGAACATTGGCAAAAAATAATATTCCCTAGTAGACCTAGTGTCACTCGTGAACAAAATATTGCCATGATAGAGAAATACAAAAAAGTAGCTTTAACAGATAAAGTTATAGTAATGCCGGCGGGTTACAGAGATATGGAAATTGATGATACTGGAAGAGAGAGTTCAGATGAAATAAATAAACTGTATTATAAGCTAATTGCAATATCAAATACAATTAATGCATCTACTGTAAAAATATCACCAGAAGCGTACAATGGACAAAGGATATCTTTACAAAATACATTTGTAGAAATATATGAATATATATTAGCTATCATTGAAGGTAAGAAGAATTTACTAATGGGTAAATGGGCTAGTAGAAAAGTTTTTAATGGTACTCGTAATGTAATTACGAGTATGGATACTACCAGTCAATTTTTAAATGGTGCAAACAATGTTAGCATTAATGATACTGATGTTGGTATTTATCAATGCATGAAAGCAATGCTACCTGTTTCAAGATATCAACTCAAAAATGGTTTCTTGTCCAGTGTATTTACTGGACCTAGTGCACCAGCTCTATTGACAAATAAAAAAACATTATTATCCGAAAGAGTAAATATTAAAACTGATGTTTATAATGAATGGATGACTAATGAAGGTTTAGATAATTTTATCAGTACTTATAAAGAAACCAGTATTCGTGCAAATCCAATAATTATTGATGATTGCTATTTGGGATTAGTTTATAAAGGTCCGGATGGTACATTTAAACTTATTCATGGTATAGATGAATTACCAGAAAATAGAAAAAAAGAAGATTGTATACCAATATCAATGGTGTATTTATTTTATTGTAGTATTTATTATATTGCTAATAAATATCCTGGTTATATAACACGCTACCCAATCTTAGGTCCTGGTTCAATTTATCCAAGTCACTTGCGTTTAAAATCTACAATCAAAACAGAAGTAAGAAAAGAATTAGGTGAAGATTGGGAACCTTTAAGTGAGGATAGAGTAGCGTATGAATTCCCAACAAATACAGATTACTTTAATTCTTTTTCACCACATTCTTGTAGATTGTCAAAATTATCAGCTGATCATCTTTAAATTAATATTTTGGACATTTTGAAAACATATAGTATGTGTAAACAAACTGAAAGTACTGTATGTTGAAAGAATATGTTGAGATAAATGGTTTTATTCGCATACCGTTGACAGCAGGTCGATACTGCATTTCTTTAGATGGAAAAGTCATCGGTGAAGACGGTAAGGAAATATTGAAAACCATAGATGAAGATGGAGATCTTCAAATATGGGGAGAATTATACAATGGTTACCAGTTTTACAAAGTTGCTTTGTTATCGGTTATATGTTTTAAATCAATTAAGATTTCTTGGCAACAATGGGATAAACTCGGTGTTATGTTTATTGATGGCAATAGGTTAAATATCCATCCCAGTAATTTAATATTAAAACTACCCAAGGGTGGTTTAGAGCACCCTAAACACAATGGGTTTTATTATATACCAGGATGCAGTTATTACCTAATCGATAAATATGGGCGTGTGTACTCTAGGACCAGTGATAGAATGATAACTATATATAACCTTGAGTCAGGGTATCGTTCCTACAGTATACGAACAGATTTAGGTGAAAAATATACACTTGGCAGACACCGTGCGTTAGCATTAGCTTTCTTAGAATACACTGCAAATGTAGATGACCTCGATGTTAATCACATTAATGGAATTCGAGGAAGCGATGATTTATCTAATTTAGAATGGTGCACACGACAACACAATTGTAATCACGCATATGCTAATAATTTACGAACAGATAATAAACACATATTAGTGAAAAATATTTATACTGATGAAATAATAGATTATTATAGTAGAGGTGATTGTTCAAGGCGAACAGGTGTATTAGATGTAACAGTTGATTATAGGACCAAAACAGATGGTCAGGTTGTTTTTGACGACTGTTTTTTATATAAGAAAAAAGATAGCTTATCTGATTGGATTGATTTAGCTACAGCGATATCCACTAATGCATTCATTAGATTCAAAACACCAGTTAAAGTTAAAAATGTTTTAACGGGTGAAATAGTAGTCTACGAGAGCATAACTGCGGCAGCCGCCGCTACTGGAATTGAAAGGGGGACAATTGATCTCAGATTGGTTAAAAATGCAAATACAGATTACGTTTTTGGATACCAATTTAAATCAATTGAAGATAAAACAGATTGGCTAGATATTAAAAATTCTACATTGGTTAATTTAAGAACTGAAGTCAAAATTAAAGACATAAAAACTGGTACTATTACAACTCATGATAGTATCAAAAGTGCGAGTATATTTACAAATATACCCAAAAATAGAATTGAATATATACTTAAGACTAACAATGAAAAAGCATATATGGGTTATCAATTTAAATACTTTCTTGATTCAACTGAATGGCTTGACATAACCGATATAAACTACGGTTATAAAAAAATCAATGCTTCTAGAAAAGTCGAATGTTCGGATACTTCCACAAACAGCATTAGAATATTCGATACATTAAGAGAAGCGGAGAGAGTAACTGGAGTTTCAGTTAGAACAATTAGAGAGCATTTATCTAACCCGGAACATAAAAGCTATAAAAATCTGAAATTTTCAGAAAAACTAAATTAATTATATCGACTTGAAATTTATTTCATGGATTAATTTATTGCGAATAAATCTTTTTATAAAGATATTAATTTATAAACAGGTCCTACTATTCAGTAATGGATAGATAGAATCCTTTTGAATTGCTGGAACCACTCGCTAGACTAATATACTACAATAGCCACGAAAGTAGACTATGAAAGTTTGAAAAATATTAGGTAGAGTCAATCAGCCCCTAAGCTCCTCTATGTAGAAATACAGTGGAGAAAGATCAACGGCCATCCCGTAGCTGGGAGTAGGGAACAGTGTTCCCGAAGTGGAAGGCTTCCAATCTATTGGAAGAAGATATGGTCTGCTCCTGTGCGAGAGTACAGGCAGGTGTTGTAGCACACCGGGTTAGAGTAACGAACTAACCGGACAATAGGTTTGACGGTAAATATCACTGCCGTCACTAAAACTTTTCTAATTGCTGGAAACTCTTGAAGATAAAACAACTACTGCGAAGCGAAAGCTAAAGCGAACTCTGTAAGGAGTCTAGAGAATTTATTCTCTAAAAGTTTGAAAATGTTTTATTATAAGACAATCAGCAGCCAAGACCCTAAAGCCAAATGCCATGGGTAAGGTTCAACGACTATCCCGTAAGGGAGTACATCCAAGTGGATGGAAATGGAAGTTACTATTTTTATAGTAAAGATATAGTCTGTTCTATATGGAGACATATAGCTGTATTAATTATACGGGTGGGGATTAACGAACCCTATTGAACACAAAGGATACAAGTTCATGCACTGTTGCTTATTCCGATGAGTCTATAAAGGAAGTAGATGATTTTTTTAAATCAAAAATTGCTTATATTGGGACAGACGGAAAATTTTCTGCAAATTTAGAAACCGATACTGTGAAATTCATACTACAAAATCTAACGAGTTAACCATGATTACATATCAATTATTTTATAGAAAATACGGGATTAGATTTGTTCAACAAATAATGACTCCGCCTATTTCAGATGTAATGTTATTAGATTTACCTATGAAATCTATTTATCATTATTTTCCAACAGATGGTGTTAACGATGGACCGCCTAGTGATGAATACTTGTTTAGAAATATAAAAAAGCCAATATTAATAAATAATGTTTTTGATGTAGGTTCTCAATTAGGGAGTCCAAGAAAACAAACAATTAATATTAATACAGCTGTTAGAGATTATTATAATCAAAACAGAAGAATGCGACCATTGAGAAATGTAGTTTTGGCCAGTAAGGACCCAAATACTTTAATTGTTTGTAACTACTGTTTAATTAATAAATCGTACAAATATGTAAGAAGTTTTTATACCGAGTATTACAAATGGTATAATATTTTCTCCGCAGTAGTTAAAAATATTGCAGAGTTATCAGCTGAATCAAGTAACCATCATTTTATTTTAAGTGGTTCGCCTAAAATTATCCCAAGTTTAAATCAACTCAACTTAGCTAGTGGCGCTGAAATGAGTACGGGTTTACTTAAAACATTTAATTCAAATGAAGCTTATTTATTATTAGAACTTTGGAAGTGGTTAAGTGAAAATAGGCAGAATAGCTTATTTGCTAAAATACCAAATAATAAAATAGATCTTGTAAATATTATCTATATTGAAACTGGTAAATGGTGTATTTTAAACTTAGGTGTTCTTAATAGTTTTAGAATGTCCGTAGAAGAAAAAAGTGATGATAAATTTATTATTGAATCTAAGATAACATTATCGCCAGAACAAATACAAAAACGTTTGTTAAAGATGACCATGACAATCATGGAGTGTAGAACTATAACAACGAATGTCAGTGATGTGGTTGCAGATGAACCAAAGGAAATATCTGTAATAACAGGTAATGCTATTGAAATTGATGATGAAATTCAAACTGATTCATTTGACAATGACAAAGAAATTGATGTAACTGAAATTAACAATTTTACCCCAATTGACACAGTATCACCTGAATCAGATATGCCTATAGATGAACAGTTGATAGTTTCGGATGATACTGAGTTTCTAGAAGAAGATCAGGAAATTATAAAACAAAGAATTATTGATGAAGATGCACTTATTGACAAAGATCTGGCACAGTTAAATGATATTGCAAAAAAACAAGATGAAACTGAAGAGCAAGACATAAACACATTTAAAGATATTATCAATGAGCCAATACAAACATTGGAAAATGCAATACTCAAAAAATGTGATAAATTAGCAGATGATGGTTTATTGACTGCTGGTGAATACAGAAGATTTTCTAAACTAGCTAATTCATATAAACAAATACTCTCTCCTGACGATGTTACCCTATTATCCGAATTTATTGTTATTAAACCAGGAGATTTAAAAATAACTGAATCATCTACAATGGTAGATAACACTGCAATCATCGATAAAACAATGTTGAAATCTAGTTTAATTGATTTTGATAGTAGATATATTAAAAACATTTTAGCTAAAGATATTGCTAATGCAGTAATGTCTGTACAGAGAGCGGGTATTGCAGTTACAAATTACAAAGTGGAAAAAGTTGAAGATATTACTGGTGGCTTTGAAATACATACAGTTAAACTTACTCCAATTGAAGGAGCACCTTCTACTTTGAGATTTAAACTACCGTTAATTAATACAGATAGTACGTGGACTAGTTCAGACGTGAAATATTGTTTACGTAAACAGCGCGGTGACCTACCGATACGAAAGACAGCTTACAACAAAGTAGCACTCACTAGTTACTATGGCAAAACATTTATTAACCGAGCCAGAAAGAAAAATGCAAATTACAGCTATTGGTTACAAACTTTATTAATGCAAAAAGGTATTGACGATAACGATTTAGACATCACTGATATTGTACCTTCAAATGTATTTGATAATGCACTTAAATCACCTAAAGCTTATTCATCTATATCCATGGCATTTAAATCTTTTAAATGTAAAAATTTTACATTTATGTTTGATAGGAAAGAAGTTTTATTAACTTATCCTGAAACAGTTTTAAAACATTTTGAGAAAAATGGTTCATTGGTTATTGGTTCTAATACATCAGGTGTTTATTTGATATTAGATAATAACAATTCTGTTTATATTACAGATAACTTGGAGTTAAAATTATTTGGTACAATTGAACAATTCTTAAATATTTCAACACAAAACTCACCGGTGGAATATGCTGATATAAATGTATACGGTAAAGAAATCCCTATCGGGGTTATTTTGGGTTATAAAATTGGTCTGGATAAATTAATGGGGTTATTAAAAGCCGTACCAAGAAGAGTCAATGCTGGTAGTAGGTTAAATCTTGATAACAACGAATACGCAATAGCCTTCAGTGATGAGACATTAATTTTCAGTAAAGATGATAAATACGCCAGTATTATTCTATCTGGTTTTAATGAATATCATAGAGCTATTAAGATGTTCAGTGTATATAGTTTTGACAAAAGAGGTGTTTATCTTAACTTGCTAGATTCTGCTAACTTAGGTGTCAGGTACTTAAGAGAGATAGATTTAATGTACGATATGTTTATAGATGATATCACTAAAGATCTATTAATCGAAATGAAAGAACCTGTTACGTTTCAGGGTTTATTATTTCGCGCGTGTGAGATGTTAATGACCGACGAACATCCAGATGAACTCGATCCTAGATTCATGCGTATCAAAGGTTACGAGAGAATTAGTGGTGCTGTCTACACTGAACTAGTTCAAGCTATTCGTGTACATAATGGTAAATTAGGCAAGTCTAATAAACAAATTGAAATGAATCCATATGCAGTATGGAAGAGGGTTTCAGAAGATCCATCGAAATCACAAGTCAATGAAATCAATCCAATTAAAGCTTTGAAAGAATTGGAAGCAGTTACGTTATCTGGAACTGGTGGTAGGAATAAACGTAGCATGACAGCACCTACTAGAATTTATCATAAAAACGATATGGGTACAGTATCAGAATCGACAGTCGATTCTTCAGACGTAGCCATTAATGTGTTTATGAGCGCTGACCCACAGTTCAATTCTTTACGAGGTATATCTAAACCCTATGATTTTAAAACAACTGGTGTTACTGCATTATTATCAACATCTGCATTAACTGCTCCTGGGTCAGACAGAGACGATCCACGTCGTGTCAATTTCGTCGCTATACAACAAGAGCACGTTATTGCTTGTGATGGTTATAAACAAGCTTCAGTTAGAACTGGATACGAACAAATAATTCCACAAAGGAGCGGTGATTTATTTGCAATGACAGCTAAGAAACCTGGTATTGTTAAATCAATAACTGAAACAGGTATCGTCGTTGAATACGATGATAAAGAAACTGTTGGTTATGAATTAGGTACCAGATTTGGCAAAGCAGCCGGTTTAATTATTCCGCATTCAGTAGTAACACAATTAAAGGTAAATCAGAAATTTGTACCCGGAGATGCAATCTGCTATAATGAAGGGTTTTTCGAGCCAGACTTTTTTAATAAAAATAGAATTGTATTTAAGAATTCTACCACTGCTAAAGTTGCATTTTGGGAAAGTCATCAGACTTTAGATGATTCGTCTGCACTTAGTGCTAAGATGGCAGATAAGCTTATGACAAAAATAACTAAGATGAAAACCATTGTAGTTAGATTTGATCAAGTCATTAATAGATTAGTTAAAGTTGGTGATAAATTAATATCCGATAGTGCGTTATGCATTATTGAAGATTCTATTACTTCTACTAATAAACTATTTGACGAAAAAAATTTAGATACATTAAAAATAGTAGGCGCACAAGCACCGAGGTCACATGTGGATGGCATTGTTGAAAAAGTAGAAGTATTTTATAATGGTGATAAAGAAGACATGTCTGCATCACTATTGGAAATTGTCAACAGTGGAAATAAGTTACTTAAAAAACATGCAGATAGTTTAAATAGAAAACCGTTTACTGGTAGCGTTGACGGTGGATTTAGAACTGAAAATGATCCATTAGGTATAGATTGTGCAGCTATTCGAATCTATATATCCACTAATGTACCTAGTTCTGTAGGTGACAAAATAGTGTTCTCTAATCAGTTAAAGAGTGTAACAGGTAGTATTTTAGATGGTGAATATATCACGGAAAACGGTGATGAAATAGACGCTTTATATGGATATAAAGGTGTGAGTGATCGAATAGTGTCGAGTCCGTATATTATAGGCACAACAACAACACTATTGAAAGTAATTGCAAAACAAGCAGTTAAGATATATAAAAGTAAGTGATCGCCGACAAATACTTTGAGCCTATGCCGGTATCTACCGGCATATCCCCATTTCGTTTTAAGGAAAATATAATGCATTTGAAATCAGAAAAAACAGTGCTAACAATCAGTAACGCTATTGCTTTAAGCGCAGCTATTATAGAAAAAATAGCTGGTAATGAAATAGCAAATACTTTAAATGGTTCTACATTAACTAGCTCTGCACTGCACGACATTATCGGAAGTCAAATCAATAAGAACTTCTCTAATTTTACAAATCAAGGAGTACCAGTATGATTCCGATGACAGCAGCGACTGCTTCTATAGGTGTGGCACAAGAGTTTGATAAACGCCAATTAATGCTTGATGCTGTACCAGGTACACCATTAGCAAAAATAAACGAATGTACTGCTTTAAATAAAGTCGATATTGTAGATGCAATTAATTATGAACCTAATGAAAAAGATTTATTTAATCAAACTAGTAACTACGGAAGTACAAATGGGTCTATTCATAGCACTACGGTAGATGCACTAGCGGAAGATATATCTAAGTTTGTGCAATCTCATTTAAATTTTGCGAAAAATACAGTAAGACCATTGATTGAAGAATTGGTTAATGAAGTCAAAGCAGATATTGAAGCATTACCATTAAATTCACAATACAGTACAGAGATAATTATCTCTGATTTACCAGAACCTATGAGTGTATCATCTTTTGAAGATGCAGTTATGGAGTATAAAAATATAGATTATTGTCCAATTAATAATTATATGTCGTTACCAGGTCAAGCTGTAGCCGATGTAATTGCTAATTTAACTACAGGTAACTCTAATCTAGATAAGGCAGTTAGTACTTGGATTGCTAAAAAAGGTGATTCATTTTTCCAACATGTTTGGGATTGTGTCTTTACAAGTACACCAACTGAACAAAGATTTGAGAATCTCATTAATGATCCAGATGAAGGTATTGATGCAGCTGTTGCAGTTTATTTAATTGCATCTAGATTATTTGATAATCCAATGGACGGTGTACAGTTATCTTTAATGACTTACAATAAGCAAATGGCTGAATTAAGAAATCAAGCAGCATTGCGAATTGTTCATGCATATGAAGAATATGTTAGATTCAAGACAACTGGTTTATTAGTAAAAAGTAGTATTAATAACCGGGTAGTGGTAATGGGTGATGAGTATCGTAAATGGATCAGCGAAGGTGGCAACAATGCTGTTCTTTTTGGTAATTCATTAACTACAAATCCAAGTAAATTCACTAATGATATTAACGAGAAAAAAGCAGATTACTTAGCGACATGGGAGAGACAAAATTGGATGCTCACTGTGGCCGAAAGAAACAAGAAGTTTGTTTATTATAAAGAAATTTTAAGAAACAGAACTTTGAAATTGGTGATGGATAATTACCAAAAATGTTATAGTCATTTACGTGAAAATGGTGTAACTGATTCTAATATGCCCGAGTATTTACAATTTCAGAAAAATCTAGATGAATTCTTACCATGTGTTAAAGAAAGTGATTTTAAAGATATTTGGAATTTGGCTTTAAACACTATCTGTACTTGTGTATTCTACTATACAGACGCGGGTAAAATTTTAAGCGGAATTGAGCAAGCATGTTGTGAAAATGAAGGTATTCATGTTAGAGAAGCTGCATTGATTTCTACGATCATGTATGTCGTTGATTATGTATGCGATCAAATGAAATTGAGTAGCATTTAAGAATAGTATTTCAGAATTTTTCAGTCACATATGACTATTTTGAATAGGTATAAGAATGTCTCTTGTACTGTATGTTTACAATTGCACATTGTGCTGAAAGGTTTATCGTGACACCATGCAAACAATTCACTTCGTTTAACGAAGTGTTCAGCCTTAGTAAAACCGAAGCCAGGACGTTAAACTCATTTGTGGTTAATGATTTTGGTGCAGGTAGCACTAGGGTTGTAATAGTAGATTTCTCTACAGCGGATAATACCGCATGTGGAGAAGATAGAGCGCAGTTGGAGGCCGCACGACCATTGCTCCAAAAGAACCGAAACTGCTGCCCATTCTTCGTCAGAACAATCTGACGAAGAGAAAACAACCCGGTGGCGGGCTCTGTTTTTTTTTTTATTTTTTTTTTTGGAGTAAACGTGGACATCAAGCAATTAGTCCGAGACCCCGAGAAAGTCAAGAGTGTCTTGGTAGAACTTCCGGATGGACGATTGACAACTAAAGCGTTAGTCAAAATTTATATACCTACCAGGTTTGCAGAACGAGATCTTGCTTATATTGGTGCTGATAACAACATTGTGGGTATCTGCGCAATTACATTAAACGATGATAGCTACGCCATCATGATGGTCAACGCTATGGTCAATATTGATCCGTCTTCTATAAACCGTGTCTCTATTGAAGATGATCAGTATTTTGAATTTACATTTAATCCAGGTGCTACTGTTTTTAAATCAGTGAATTTAATTAAAGATGATATCTTAGTATACAAGATATATGATGAAATTATATCAAATGGAAATGTGCCTTGGTATTTGACTTATTCTGATTTAGGTAAAATATTTGATACTGCACCATATCACGGTGGTGCAAATATCGGTAATAATAAGGAAGTCACAGAACTTATTGTATCGCTTATTGCAAGAGACCAAGCTGACAGGACAAAATACTATAGGACAGCGTTAAACTCTATGGCTGATTTAAAGAAGAGTGAGCCTGTTTATGTAGGATTAAAGAGTGTCGTGTACTCTGCCACTAACACACTCAATCGGTTAGGTGGAAGCTATATGCAAAGTGGAATCACTGCTTCTTTAGTCAATAAAACAGAAAGAGTGGAGCGCATTGAATCTATACTCTGCCGATAGTAAAACATTGATATTAGTACTTTTCAATCATATATCACCTTATTGATAATTATAAATGGTTAACTTCCCTTAATGAAAATTTTGTTAAATGCGAATACGGTAATCTAACTAGAGATTATTGCGGAATATCTGCAATCTGTAAAAAAGAATTAAGTAATTTTATAAAGGATAAATTAAATGAATAATACTATTGGTTTTTCTTGTGCTGCTTTAAATGGAACCGGTAAGCAAGGTAGGTTACCTAAAGACTCTGATGGGTACTATACATTGCCAGTAGGGGCCCTCAACTCATGGAATTCTGCAGGAGATTACTATCCATATGAAGCAGCAAAAGAATTATTTACTGAATCTAGTAGTTTCATGCGAAGAGTAAGTACAGGTTGTTTAAAGAGTGAGTTAGGTCACCCTAAACCACTGCCTCAACAATCGATGGAATCTTTTGCTAACAGAGTTATGGCAATTGAAGAAACTAGAGTGTGCGGACACTTCTCACAAATCTGGTTAGATTTCAATGCAGTCAAAGATGAAACAGGTAGGCCAGTAATTGCTATTATGGCAAAAGTAGCACCTAGTGGACCATTCGCTTTATCATTAGAAAAGTCTTTAGAAAACATTAAGGAAGATGTTTGTTTTTCAATTAGGGCATTTACTGAAGATGTGCCAGTTGCAGGCATCAAACACAGAATGCTAAGACAAGTAGTGACTTTTGATAATGTAGTAGAACCCGGAATAAGTGTCGCTAGAAAATATAGATCTCCTACATTGGAATCATATTCAGATAAAGTTTTCACTAAAGAAGATATTATCAAAGCATCTATTCCTACTGGTGATGGTATATCGATGGAATCTACTAAACAATTAAACAACGACTTATTAAGTATTCTAGGTTGGAATCAGTTAGATAAACCAAATTTTATTAAATGGTAATTTAAAGAAAGTAAAAAATGAAAAAAAAGATTATGGCTAATATAGTTTTAGAATCTGCTTATGATAACGTCAGTGATGATGAATTATTTGAGTCTAAAATTGATTTAGAAAATAAAAATAACGATATAGAAAACAGAAATGATGCTATTAATGAAGCAGTAGATGTAGCTAAATCTCTTGAATCTATCGCTATTGCATTAGAATGCTCGCCTGGTTTAGAACCACACGTGGCTAATGCTTTGAACATTGCAGTAAGTCATATGTGCAAACAGATCGGTTACCGCAAAAGAGTAATACCGTCAATGGAATCATTTGGAGGTCACTCTACAAAAAAACAAGCTACTATGGAATCTGTAGAAGGGCTTAAAAATACAGCTATAATGATTTGGGAAAAAATCAAAGCAACTATTATTGCATTGGGCCAGAAACTCAAAGAATTCTTTAAAAGTATTTATGATTATTTTCAATCATTTTTTAATAATACACAAAAAGAAGCTGAAAAACAAGAAAATAATCTCGGAAATCTTGAAGATGAAGTAAATGAATTCCTAAAGAAAAACAAAAATAGGAATAATGATAAACATACAGATACTAAACAAGAAGACAAATCGTATAAAGATAATAAAACAACTAGTGATAATGAACCTAATGATGAAACAATAAAAAAAATATTATTGTTAACACATGAAAAAAAATTGCCAATTAATTCACATGAATTAGCAGGTGATTTTGATGGATTAAATGTTATATCTAAAGATGTATTAGAGACTTTAGGTTACCCTAATGGTGAAGCAGCGCGTGCATTAACTTCTGATTTCAGTTCCTACTTTAGAGTAAAGTGCGGAGTATATACTAAAGCTGTTATCGGTTTATATAAAGAAATACAAAAAAGTTTTATAAATTTATCATCTGGAATTAATAAAATATCGGATTCAGACTTTGAAATTAAGTTAAATGAACATAAAGAATTTGTTAAAAAGTTAATTAGCAATAATCAGCTCACATTAACAATTCCATTTGGTAATTCTAAATGGTACATTGAACCTAATGGACAAGGATATCCAAAAATAAAAATTAGTTCGGATCCAAATGCCTCTCTTTATTTATGGCATTGCGCTGGTACCAGTATTAAATCAAATATTTTACCAACACTAGATGAATTTGGAAAAGATTCATTTATTGATATTTTTACAAAACAAAGTGAGCAATTAACTAGTTTTATAAAAATGATTATTAATAAAGATGGGATTGATTTTGATGACCCAGCTGATTTACTCAGAGCTAAAAGACTAGATATTTTAGTTGTAATGATGAGTTCCTTTACAAATCAAATGGCGTTTAATTGTAAAATTTTAACTTTTTATACTAGCAGGGCTATTAAAGCAATGCTAAAATACACACAATTATCTATATCTAATACTAGGGTTATATGCTCATATTTACAAAAAAGAGATGGGTATATTCGTGATTTAGAAGAACTCAAAGGTTCTTGGTTTTAAAATCCACTAGTTAGATAAACCAAATTTTATTAAATGGTAAAAGTATCCTAATAGGTCTATAATAGACCTATTAGGATATATGCTATTTTTAAAATTTATCAATCGTATATTACTAATATGTGTTATCAATAGAAATGCAGATTTAACTATGAAAAAGGAAACTGAAATGAAGGAAACTGATTGGAACGTAAACCCGCTATACAAACCAGAACCTAATTTTACATTTGAAGGAGGAGAAATCTTGGAATTTGTAAACCCGAAATATACAAATGAATTAATTTCGGAAGGAATAATTTTTGACTTTAAAGGTGTGAAGTATTCATACACATTTAGAATAAACGGTATAGCGCCTGAAGAAATATACAAAGAATTTGGTATGAACGACCAATGGCGCAATCGAATAGCAATACCTATTAAAGGTTATACTAAATACGTCAGGTTGAAAAAAGATGATCCTAGAAATATAGAAATAAGAGAGAATAAGTTATTCAGAAAGAAAGTAGAGGCTGAATTCTAGAAATTGCATTCTATATTTTTCAATTATACATTATTTATTTAGATTATTAACCATAATGCAGTTATTACTGCGAAAGGATTTGTTATGTTTTCTGTTTCAACAAACGAGTATATTATCATCGTATCAATTGCTTTTGTCTTGACAGCAATATGTTCGATATTCTATAATGAGGCATTAGACATCTCGGTTTCAATGTACCCATCTAAGTATCGCTTTATTATCAAAGCGGGCAGTGTGTTATTTTGTTATGCAATTAACTTCTGGTTACCAATTGCAATGATGACAATAATTTTATTTATCCCGTCAGTATACTTGGCCAAATGGTATACTGATTATTTAAAGCAAGAAGCTGCGGTTCGCCGTGCCGATCGTAATTGGAATACTAGGCGTTTCAATAATTGATTTAATCGTATTCCAGAATTTTTCAGTCACATATGACTAAATTGAATAGGTATGGTAATGTCACTGTACAATTCGATTTAGCGTCTTTACGCTGAAAGGTTTATCATGTTTGCAACAATTGGAAAAGTAGCAGTGGTATTAGTAGTTGTCAATGTAATACTGACAATCATAAATGCTGATGCCCAAAAACAAGAAAAAAAATGAAAGACTTCACAGATAAGTACGGGGGCGCAATCGAGAAAGCGTTTTTTGCTGGCTGTGTAGCAGCAGCAGCAGTAGCGCCAGTATTATTTACAATCGCTATATACAGCAGGCTTAAAGCCGCCGTATAATCAACACAAAACAACCCGGTGGCGGGCTCTGTTTTTTTTTTGTTTAAATGTAATCTAAAATAATTCAATCATATATAACTTATATGAATGAATATATAGATTGTCTAATTATTTGTTCAATTAAACACGTAAGGAAATTTTATGCACGCAACTTTTGAAACAATAATTGGTAAACTTACAACAGTACTGATTGAGGCGGGTGTTGAGTTGACACAAGAGGAAACCGTAATGATAGATGACTTGATGGGTGTTTTAGATATCCATCAAACTAATGTGACATGTGTTATAGATGATGGCACTTTAGTATTGGATATTCTTTTGTCGGTTGAACAATCGGAAAAACATAATGAGATATGTGAAGCTTTGTTAGATCTAGCTGTTAAAGACGATTTTAAAATCGAAAATTCTTTAATAGAAGGAAAGACAAATTTCACTCTGACCAAAACTAGGTTGACTTCGAAACCAGATGCAACAGCTAAGACAGAGCCAGAACAAAAGGAAAAGAATAGTGAACCGGAACCAGAAAAGAAAGCAGAAAAAACTGAAAGTGTTAAACCCATTAATCCACTCAGTTCAAAACCAGTTAAAGAGTTTCAAATTGCAGCAGCACTTAAAACTGGTGTTTTAGTAGGAACTTTCTTGATGGGAACAGCTGCATTATTTAAAGCGTTTAAAGATTAAGTTCTAAAATCGTATTCCAGATTTTTTCAATCACATATGACTAAATTGAATAGGTATAGTAATGTCTTACTAATACTGTTATTCATTAGTGTAAATCTGGTGATGGAGCATAAAGCAGAGGCAGCTGCGATTGCAGCTGCTGGCGTTGCTGTGTACAAAACGGCTACAGTTGTATACTCGTACTTTGCTACTAAGACAGCTGCTTAATAAGCAGCTGTTAAAAAACAACCCATGCGGGGCTCTGTTTTTTTTTTTCTAAAAATTTATAACCACATATTACTAATATGAGATGTGATACGTGTATTTAAATATTCTTTAAAGCAATGTGTTGCATTAACTTAAACCTTAACATTAAAAGGAATCAAATTGGCTAGCTTTACTTTTCGCGGTGAAAAATATGATATCGCTTTAATTGATAAATTATCTTCATCTGGATATTTAACTTTAGTGGATCGAAGTGATGTGGTTGTTACTGGTACAGGAAATAAACCATCACAACCAATTGTTATTAAAATAGATGGAAAGTATTATTTGTTGCGAGGTATGCTTGCACTAAATGAAGATAAAGTTACTGTAAGATGTATAAGTAAAATTACATTAAAAAAATGTAAAATAGAACCACCACCACCTGTTGTTAGAGAAACATTTCAACAAAGGTGGAATAATGCTAATGCTAATAATGGTGCAAATAGAAATTGTTTGCCTTATTAAACTTTGTCGGTAAACTGTTTGGTCTAATCAGTACTTATTAGACCGTTTAAAAAGGAAATTAAAAATGGCATCTTCATATAAAGAAGAAGTTAAAGAAGAAGTAGCAAAACTCTCAAGTAAGCTATATGCTGACCTGAGTGTAGTCGATGGTAAACCTGTACCTGTAGAAAATATTTATTCAAAACATTTTCCAGATGATGTTACAATGGGTACGGTTAAAGCTGTACATCGGTATGATAATATATTTCGTCCAGCAATGGTAGATGCTACCGGACGAAAATCAATTGAGATGATGAAAGAGGATCCGTCACTTGACCAGGTTAAACTAAGTGTACCACTCATTGAAAAAGATCACTTTGATGTTATTGTACACCGAAAACACCCTTTTCATAATCCAAAAGATGGGTCTGAAGTAATGAAATATGGCCATGTGGAAGCGCAGCTATCTACCTACTCAATGAAGAAGGGTGAAATGTCCGCAGTGAAAGATCGCCTATCCGCATTAGCACTAGAAACTTTGTGCGAAAAATAATAGTTACATGTTAAATTCATAGATCCAATACGTTTTAGGCGTATTGGATCTATGATATAGTTAACAATTATTTTTGTATAAAATGAACGATTTAATATATATAAGTATTGCTTCTTATAATGATCCACTATTATTTTTTACATTAAACGAAATTATTATAAAAGCTAAATATCCAGGTAGAATTAGAATTGGCATAGTGGATCAATCACTAGTTGATCAATTGGATGAAATAAAAGAGTTACATTATTCTAAACAACTTAGATATGTACATATTGGTCTATCTTATACACAAGGTGCATGTTGGGCACGTAATTTAGCTTTTACTTTATACAATAATGAAAAATATTTATTACAAATAGATTCACATACATATTTTGAAAAAAATTGGGATGTTACTTTAGTGAAGCAACACATTGATTTATTAAAAATTAGTTGTAAACCAATTCTTACACAATACCCAGAAGCATTTGAAATTGAAGACGGGAATCCAGTTTTAAAAAGAGTATACCAAAAAGGATACATATATAGACAAAGGCCAAGTGCTCAATATAAATTAACAGACAATAAATTATCGATGGGGTTTTCTGGGTATCCAGTTAAAACTGATATACCATTAATAAGTTGTCATATATCTGCCGGTTTTTTCTTTTGTAGTGGTGACTTCATTATGGAAATACCTTATGATCCATATTTGTATTTTACTGGTGAAGAACAAAACCTAACTGTTAGAGCATATACACATGGGTGGGATATATATCACCCAATAACAACACCTTTATTTCATAAATATAAATCAATGTATCGTAATAAAGGGTTAGTTCATACTGATTCAGGACATCAAAAAGACAGAAATTTTAGTGTGTATGATCTAATGAAACGCTCTGATAAACGATTATTAGATTTATTACATGGGGATGGTTTAAAAGGTATCTATGGTTTAGGCAATGTTAGAACATTAAATGATTATATTAAAATGAGTGGAATAGATTATAAAAATTTAACAATTAATGATCCGGTAAATGATATGGTTGCATAATAGTTTGTAACCATTTTATTAATATTTACTTAGTAATACTTTACTTCTTTATTTAATCATGAATACCGATTTCAATAGTTTGACACCTAAATTTAACAATGTCCTGAGAAACATAGTTAATAATAATGTAGCAGAAGAAATTGTGATAAAAGTCACAAAGTCCTGTATTACTTTTTATTACACCATTAAAACTCTAGTTAAGGATATACATCGTAAAATCCTAAAAGGAGATTATTGTGATCAATGTGTCTCGAATGTTGTTAATGATGTTACACATATGAGAGTATCATTCAGTTTCGATAAAGCCTTAATTTATATTTCGGAAGCAGCTATTGAAACAACAGCATATACCATTAAGTATTTAAAGAACATGAAAATAACTAAAATTATAGAAGATTTTATTAAATCAATTAATCAACACAGATATCAACTGGCTGTTTGAGATAACATAAATGACTACAGTTACCATTGTAGGTAACTGTAGTCATTATGCTGTAAATTTTAATTACGGACGAATAGCAGTAGAACCAAGAGTTTCTGCACCTTCCTTGTAACCAGAAGATGGTTTTACACTTCCGTTTTCTACATCTGATTGAATCTTCTGTACAAATGCAGGTCTTGCAAATGGGTTTGCATTTGTTAAGTTGATCTTATCTAATAGAGCTTGTGCAAAACTAATCACGCCTAAACCAGTTTGTGATACACCAGTAAATTCAACGGTGAGTTCAGAGAGTTCACCACCTGAAGTCAAATCACGCTTACCAGTAATTTCACCGGTAGACTTAGGGAACATGTTTGTAGTCAACCATGCTTTTGCTACTTTGGTATGTGTTGGATCAGGTTCAAAAAACAACATTGTAGCTGAATACATATCAGCCAATAAGTCCGTAGCTCGCTTACCCTTTTCCATCGTAGTAATAGCAGGGATCTTACTATCAGGGTCACCAATCAGATTGATAATCCAATCATGTAAGAAATTTTGAATTGGACGACCATACATATCCACAAAAGTAAATGATGGATTAGTCCGAGCACGTGTAACATTGACAAAATCCTGAAACATTTCGCCACCACCACTAACAGCGGTTTCTGCACCAGCATCCACCTCTAGACCAGATGCAAAGCCATCAATAGTCTTAGCATGCACTTCTACCATTGCTTTTAATGCATTCACCCAGAAATTAGGTTCTTCTAGTAATTGAAAACCTTTAGGTGCTTCAATCAAGAGGCACACTAGGTTTCGTCTAACGTAGTGAGTGGTACTTACCCATTCAGCTAGATTGGGTGCATAACCATTTTGACCGCCGTATTGCAAATCTAATAGAGGTGCTCTACCTTTTGCATATCGACCAGTAATCAGAACTTCTTCAGATAATCTTGACATAATAAATTACTCTTTTCTATAAATGTTTGAATTTTAATTCTACACACTTTTTTAAAGTGTGTAGAATTTAGTTCTGACTAATTACACAGCTGCGTAATCAGTCATACGATAGGCTTGTACTTGGAGGGTCATAACCGTCTTCATGTTATTAGCATAAATTTTGATAGGCAGTGTCCAAGAGAATCCTCTTACTAAGTCTGCATCTGTCAGGTATGCCGCAGGAACGACTTTAAACATACCTGCGAAGCGGCCAACGGTGCGCTGCTCTACGTATGTATTAACTCGGTCCATAAGTTGTGCATTGGTCAATGCAACACTACCAGAAAAAGTTCTCCAAGCTTGTTCACCAACTTTTTGTAATTCAACACAAGCCATCATCGTAAAGAAACTGTTCAATACTGATGTATCATTGTCGTATACTGTCTTAAGTGCAGGAAAGAACAAGTTTCTACGAGAGAAAGCTTGCACCCAATTCAGACCTACGTCCCAATCTTTATTACGAACAGCAGCAGGCGTAAATGTGACATTTACGTCATCAAACAGTTCAACTTCACTATTAGGTGCACGGTCAAATAACATTTCTGGTTTCCAGAAACCGTCCCCTGCGCCCATCATAGCAGAAGCTTTATTAGCAACTTCGATTGTCAACGGGAGTTTCTTTCCATACTGATTATTACGCATTGTACCATAACGGCCAATAATCATACCACGCATTGTAGATGTGCCAAAATAATCACTTTCTGGGTACATTTGTAAACGTGTACGTAACGCCACTGCAACAGAATGTTCTTCTGATGCAGACATTGGTGCACCATTTACATCGTAAGTAGATAATACGACTGCGGTATCTTTTCTTTCAGAGATAAATTTGCAAAGAGCTTTCTTTGTCTCTAATGGGAAACCGGAATCATATATAATAGATTCTGGATAAGTAGCAGTATCTAGAAAATTATTATTTGGATCAGCGTACTGTGCAACTCTATTTGCTACTAATTCAGCAAATGATTCAGGTGGTTCCGTCATAGGTGAACCTTCCTTAACCATAGATGCTTTAAGTGCAATTAAAGCATCTCCTACAACTGGTGCTTCGTACATTGTACCATCAAATCCTAACCCGGCAAATAGATTTGTATTTTCTGTTAAGTTGATGCCACCTGCATTAATGACGTATGTGTGATATGGTACATCATTGGAATTTTTACCAGTGAGAAAGTTAAACAAATCAGGATTAGCCATTGAATTTGTTGGGGCTAGATCAAACAGATTTTGACCATGTGCAACTTCAGCATCGTAAAATTTATTAATAAGTAAATTAATATTATTTTGAAAAATATGTGCGCGACCAAAATCACCTAATTTAATAGGGAATCGTGTATCTTTGAGATTTTGATATTTATCAATAAAAATATCACCTAATGAAAACTTAGCATCCGTTGCAGGATTGATCTGACCTGGCTTGAAACAGAAATCAATATTACCTTCATTGTATTCAGTCGGTGTAATCACTGGAGTTGAACTAACACTTGCACGGCGTACTACTGCAATTCTAAATGGATAAACACCTAATGATGACATAACCGTTGCGTTAATACCTGTGTCAATATTAGGAGCCCATAAACGAATACCACAATTATTAAAATGTGAGCCAAACGAAGATGCTTCTAATCTTAGGATTGGGTATAACATCGATGTGTTAGCTAAATTGGTTACTGGGTCAACTCCAACTTGAGTTCCAATTTGTGCAGACACTGAAGTAAATGCACCAGCAGTAACTGTTGAGTTATAGTCATTGTACTGAGGAGTAGTGGCTACCCATTTTGCAACATAACCTGCAACTGTAGTACCTGTGTCAATTTTTAAACCAAATGTATCTAGTTTATAAGTACCGTCTGTGTTTCTTTCGTATACCGGTACTTTTGTATAAAGTACATCTAAAGATAGAAGCAAATTAGATTTAAAATAAACATCATCTGGCAAGATACGCTCAATCATTTGAGCGTTACCTTTTGCATTTACAACATTTGATAGAACGGTTTGGTGTGTCGCATAGGGCATCCGTAAGTCAAATGTATCATCACCGTACATTTGATTTCTTGAGTTCCCAACAACTAGTTGTGGTGAAGTCGGTCCCTTTTGCGCGTAAATATAAATTTTCGGCAAATGTGTAGGGATAACTTCAGGTTCAATAAGTGGAGTACGAATAGATAAATCCTGGGTTCCCCGCAGGATGGTCATTGGTGCGCCATTTACAATTATATTTGAAGCCATATTAAATCAATCCTTAAAAAATGATAATGTTGTTTGTGTGTTATTTTATTCAAAATAAAATAATTCGATAACTACTAAATGTAAAATTAACTATTTTCCAATTATATACATGTGGCATACAATTGTGCCAATAAAGTAAAACTGTGTTTAAATTTTAATTAATGGAGCTATAAATGGCAATCTTTAAAACATCATACAATACCACTGCTTGTTCTGGTTTTAGAACTAAAGAAACAATTGATAAGCTAAAAATAGCGTCTATGTCAAATTCGCTTAAAATAGTAAACATTACATTAGATAACTTTGAAACACCAGTTATTCTAAATATAGTTGAAGGTGGGAATTCGCATTCTGATGTAGTTCCTTATTTTAACCACCCTATTTTTATGGTAAATAACGATAGTGGTGTTATGGTTGATGTGAGGTGTTTTGGTAAATGGAATTCACAGCAGGGTGAATTTACTGTAAGAAATAGACCGGAGCATGAATGGAATATCATGCGCAGTGTATTAAATTGTGTTTGGGTTAACGAGAGAACTGAAATTCTACGTGACGTCTCTATTATTCCTGCATCGGTATATGCTGCTTTAATTAGTGAATGTGTAGCTAGAAAATACGCTTTAGATGCTGCTGAGCAAATCAATATTTCTATTGTTTCTTGTTACTATTACTATTGTTTATTTACTGATGAAAAGCATTTTAATGATTCAGATAAAAATAGATTAGCTGGAGCAATAGCTCGTGCTACAAAGATCCCAGCCGATAAAGTATTTAAAGTTATAGATGATTTAGTTGTATTAAATTCATTAGATGAATTATGCGAAGCCATTAAAACTAAAACAGATAGTGTTAGATTAGATGATTTTAATGTTGGTGTTCTTATCGCAATCGCCAGCGGAAATTGGTTTGGTAATAATGCTAGAGAAAACCTGGCAACTGGTTTAGAGCACATACCTACATGGTTGATGATTTGTTATGCTGCACTAAACGAAGCAACATTCAAAAGATCAGTATTAGCTAAATTAGTAGATCGGTTTGCAAAAGGTGGTGCTGGGTCAAATTTTGTTAAATCAATCGACACAATTTTAAATAAAGTTAATTTAGATAAAATTATGTACGGCCAATGATAAGGATTTATAATGACAGATTTTTTAATAAACCACGCATTAGCTAACACGTGGTGTAATCCAGATCAAGATAATCAAGCAATTTTTAAACCAGCTAGAATAACACCAGCATACGGTGTTTTTAATTCATGGAAGCTAATGTGGACTACAATAGAGCTACCTATTAAGCAAACATTATTTCATATATTTCAAATAGGTCAGCTATACCCTGCTTTAGCAAACCTATTTGAGAGTAATGAAAAATGGACATTAATCTCTGAAGTATGTAATCTAAACAGCGTTATATGTGATATTTATCTTTCTAATGGAATTGAATTTCCTAGGTCACAAACCTGGTATATGGTTACAGAAGAAAAGAATATTTTATTAGCATTAAAATACGATAGAAATATAAATTTTACTCCCCCCACACAGGATATTTATATTAGAGTATATAGAAACGCTTTTTATGCAACCAGATGGAATAGTCATCTTAATGATATTATATTTGTAGAAGGTAAAACTATACTCAATAGTGATGAAATACTTGAGTATAATAATAAAATTATCGCTAGAGAGTTATTACCGGGTGAAGTCTATTCTTTCTGTAACGGTTATAAAGTCAGGACACTAGATCCAACTACTGTTAAAATTGGTGATACTGTCGAATATGTGTACGATTCATCTATAAAGAAAATAATTGACTTTAATATCCAGACACTAGGTACGTTTGATTCTATATTGGATAGTAAAGGTAAATATTTATTACATTACCTAGATAATGAAGCAACTGATAGAATTGATTATAGAGATGAAATTGATTTATTTATAGTAGATATGATAAATCAAAAAGGAGTACGATATCATAGAAACCAAGATGATTCATTAAGAATGTTAACTCATAGGGATTACTCTACTCCTGTTAGTTATGTCATGAGTTTCATAGAAAATAATCCCACTGTTTTAAATAAGAATCGTGCATATATTAGAATGCATATTAGAGACGGTGGTTATTTGCGTGAATGTGTTAATGAGCATAATCGAATAAAAGAATTATACAAGTTTGATGATACCACAGTAAGTAGAGCACTATTAGGAATTGACTCAACTGTCCCAAATTGGAGAGCGCCATTACTAGAAAACTCAAACTACCCTAAATTAATGAGTGAAAAATATTTAAATGTTAATAATGCTCTAGTTGTGTCTGCTTATGGATATAATGCTGTTACTAAATTAATGGCAGATACACCTGTTAAAACATTCTTATTTAATGACCAGCTAATTGCATCGGCCCCTGTTTTTTTCACGAATAATAGTACTGCTTTTGAATATGATGAAAATGGTTTGTTTCTCAAACATTATACTCACACTGGTGGAGAATTATATAATTGCGTAAATATTAATTGTAAATACGTAGAATTTTTTAATGGTATTGCTACTTCTGTAATAGATGAATATCATGATGCAACTATTGTAGATATAAATCCAAACTACGATTTCAGATTATATAAAAAAAGAAGGTACGATATAAATAGTCAATGGGAGGATGCAACTGATAATACTGATTTTCAATATAATAGTAATAAAATTTCTTGGCTACAAGATCCGGCTATTGAAACATTATTTAGAACAGATAAAAATTTCTATATTAACACATTTCAAATTAAATTACCTGACGGTCTTTTTTCTTTTAATCTTACGACTGCAATTAAAGTAGGTGCGATATACGAAGACCGTGTAATGACAATACCAATGGGTGTTTTAGATATATTTTTGAATGGCCATTATCTAATAGAAAATCTAGATTATTATGTTAATTTCCCAAGAGTTATTATTGTTTCTAAAGATTATCTTAAAGGTGATCCAATAACAACAGATCAAGAAATAGTCGTTCGTTTCTTAGGATTATGTAATAAAGATTTAAGTCGAATGAAACCAGCTGAAACTGGGTTTATTAGAAACGGTGTGATATCTAATAATCAAATATACAATATACGCGATGATAAAGTTATTAGCGTCTATATTAAAGGCGGAATAAAAGCAAACAGTGATTTAAAGTTCAATGAAAGTAACCCTAGTTTTGATTTTACTGATGTCAATAACGGAAAACCGTATGTTATAAAAGATACTTTTATTCCTATTAAGAATATTGTAAAAAGAAATGTTTACGAATATAGAGATTTATCGTTAATCATAGATAAATCAATATCTGATTACATGACAATAAAAATACCGGAAGTAGAACCAACTACATTAAATCCTATATTAAATTATCATAATGTATACAGCCCGTTTATATGTAAGATATTATTTGATTTAAGAAACGGTATACTAGATAGTCCATTATTCAATGGTCATTATAATGATGATCAATTAAGAGATTTATTAACTCGTTATTTATATATTTTAGAACTAGATCCTATCTATATAAATAATGGTGTAGATACCGATTTTGTAAAAATACATCCTCATCATTTATCAAATACTGTTGGCATAAGTAATAAACATTATACTTTTTTAAATAGAGTAGTAATTCTTTATGCAAGTGGGTTGGTAGATTTATCGGCCAATGTAATAATAGTTTAAAGGAAAATAAAAATGCCAAATCCAATCAATACAGGTGGTATAGTTGGTATCGATAATGTATCACCAATTTATAATGCAGATAGACGGTGGCAAATTTGGAATATGGATGAAATTTATTTAGGTGCAATAGCATCAAATAAATACGTTCCAAAAATAAACGATGTAGTATATGAAATACTAGGTTTAACAATAACTAAATATATTGTACAGGACATCGATTTGTCAACATTGATACCAGTATTCCGCGAAGAAAACACAGTAAATCCAACAGTTACATTTACTAATGAAGATATTCTTTACGGTGTAGGTCCAGGTACTCAAAGTGATACATATCGCGTATATTTAGATAAATCTGTTTTACCATTTCGATTATCTGTAGATGCAAGATTAATGGTAGCAGGTTCTATGTGTAGGTGGGCTAAAATTTTTAAAGGATCCGTATTAAGTAATAGTGGTATAGTCATAAGTAGAATGTATGACGCTACGGGAAACTTACTAAGTGAGAATATTCCTTTAGAGTTAGCTTATCAATCTAGTGGTACTCTAACTGATAACAAAACAATTAAGTCTGTTGTTCCTTGTTATACTAATGTTGATATGGATGACGGTGAATTAGTAACAGCTGTGTTCTATGATGATGCTGGTTTTGTTGTGTCAAAAAGACAATTGTTAGTAGAAAATACTGCGTTTATACGAACAGTGGATGTTGATACAAAATACATAATTGGTATTTCATTAAAATCACCATTTATAAACCAAAATAATAGTAAACTAATACAATATCCTATTAACGTACCATTAAACGGATTAAATTTAATGGGCGTCGTTTCTTATAGTAATGGTGAAGTTGTTGAATATCCTGTTGATGGGACTAAATTCTCTATTTATGGATTTGATAACTATGTAGCCACTTTACCTGGTCAAAAAATAAAAGTAGTTTTAAAATATACATTAGGACCCACTGAGTTTAACTATGTTTCTATGACTGGTAGTGAATACCATATATCAGAAACATATGAAGCTTATACTTTAAATATCGATGGTAGTTATAATGTTAAACTGTTTGTCTCGCCTGTCTGGGTTAGTGAAGTAAATGGTTATACATTGGAATGGTTCATGTATAATTTAGATAGAAATATCAAATACAATGTAACACCTTATGTTGTTATTAATCCGGCATATGGTTCATTTAACCCGATCGGTTATGGTATTGTTCAAAGACTTAATGTTTCATTGAATATAAAAAATGCTAATAGTGCATACAAGAGTTACATTCATGTACAAACACTAAATATTGTTTTAAATAAACAAGGTAATGATCGAATTGATAACTGGTCAATTGGTTATACTCAAGACCAAAATCCCCGCTACGGTTTAGGTATCTATGCTAAAGTTTTATTTGTAAATACAAATCAATGGTTACTAAAATTAGATGCAGGTATAACTGACTTTAATATTTGGATAGAAAGATACTATTATAGAACGTTACCATTAATGAATAACCATTATGATACTACTCCACCTATGCCAACACACTTTAATATTTTAATAAATGGAATACCGATAGTTTATGATATAACTGATTGGAATAAACAATTATCATGTAATGGAACATTTACAAATAATTCAACATTGTTCATACAGTTCTTTGCAAGAACATCTACGAACGATCTTCAGTTAGCTGTAGCTGGTATACCTCTTTATTTTATAGATAATACAGGAAACTATATTTAAATATCATGAATAAACCAATAGATACTACACCAGTTATTTTTAGAGCAAAAGACAGATTACCAATTGACTTTTCGGACGGGATTTCAGTCAAGGAAATCTTACTAGATAGTCCAGTCGGAAGTAAAGCAATTGGACATACATTAGGTGGACCAGGCGGACAAGTAATAACGGTTTATGATTTCATGAACCTTATGACTGTTGCATCAGGTATTAAACCAACTGGGTATAATATACCTGTTTACTACGAAGCTAATTTAGATGTAAGTAATGAATTATTTACTGTATTCTTTGAAGATTTACCATATAGAGCAAATCCAAGTAGCGTACCATTTGTTACAACAGCTGATTTCGACCAAAATAAATGGATAGAAATGCCAGCAATTGGGTCCTCTGTTACCGGTATTGGACCGCAAGGCCCAAGAGGATTAACTGGACCACAAGGTATACAAGGTGAACCTGGTTTAACTGGTGCTACAGGTCCTCAAGGTCCACAAGGACAACAAGGTATTCAAGGATTAGTTGGACAAACAGGACCACAAGGATCCGCTGGTATTACAGGTTCAACGGGATTAACTGGACCACAAGGACCTACAGGTGCTACAGGTCCAATGGGTCTGACTGGACCGACTGGCTTAACAGGTCCAGCAGGTGCTGATTCAACTGTAGCAGGTCCACAAGGTCCACAAGGATTACAAGGTTTAACAGGTCCACAAGGTTTAACTGGTCCTACAGGACCAGCATCAACAGTGCCTGGACCTCAAGGTCCGCAGGGAATAGAAGGACCACAAGGACCAATGGGTCCAAGTGGACTTAAGGGCGATATTGGTTTAACTGGATCACAAGGTCCACAAGGTATCCAAGGTATACCTGGGGTTGATTCTATTATACCAGGACCAATAGGACCACAAGGTGTCCAAGGGTTAACTGGCCCAGCTGGACCACAAGGCGTCCAAGGGTTAACTGGTGCTATGGGTCCAGAGGGTGCTATGGGTCCAGAGGGTCCACAAGGCCCAGCAGGTGCTGATTCAACTGTAGCAGGTCCACAAGGTCCTCAAGGATTACAAGGACCAATGGGTATATCTGGTCCCACTGGACCAACAGGACCAGCGTCAACAGTACCGGGTCCGGCTGGTGCTATAGGTGCCACAGGTCCACAAGGTATCCAAGGGTTAACTGGTTACACAGGTTTAGATGGTGCTACAGGTCCTAAAGGTGATACTGGTGCTACAGGTCCAGCTGGTCCAGCTGGATCTCAAGGTTTAGATGGTGCTACAGGTCCAGCTGGTCCAGAAGGTCCACAGGGTCCAGAAGGATTAATGGGTGCTACAGGTCCAGCTGGTCCACAAGGTATCCAAGGCATCCAAGGTCCCAAAGGTGATACTGGTTTAACTGGTCCAGCGGGTCTAGCAGGCGCTGATTCAACTGTAGCAGGTCCACAGGGTTTAATTGGACCACAAGGCCCGGAAGGTATCCAAGGTATACAAGGCCCAGCCGGTCCACAAGGTTTAACTGGTCCTGAAGGTCCACAGGGACCAATTGGTTTAACTGGATCAATAGGCGCAGATAGTACTGTACCTGGTCCAGCTGGGCCACAAGGTATCCAAGGTATCCAAGGTTTAACAGGTCCAAAAGGTGATACTGGTGCTGATGGTGTTAGTAATATTCCTGGACCGCAAGGTGTTCAAGGTATACAAGGTATTCAAGGTGAAACAGGTGCCACAGGTCCACAAGGTTTAACTGGTGATACAGGTCCAGCTGGACCTACTGGACCACAAGGGATTCAAGGTATACAAGGTGATACTGGTTTAACTGGTGCCGATTCAACTGTAGCCGGTCCTCAAGGTCCGCAAGGCATCCAAGGTTTAACAGGTCCAGCTGGAGCACAAGGACCTCAAGGATTACAAGGTTTAACAGGTCCACAAGGTATTGCAGGAGCTAATGGTAATACTGGTCCACAAGGTATCCAAGGTTTAACAGGTCCAAAAGGCGATACTGGTTTGACTGGTCCAGAGGGTCCACAAGGTGTTGCAGGTGCTGATTCAACTGTAGTAGGCCCGCAAGGTCCTAAAGGTGATACGGGTCTACAAGGTATTCAAGGTGTTGCAGGTGCTGATTCAACTATAGCTGGACCGCAAGGTATTCAAGGTCCAAAAGGTGATACTGGCTTGACTGGCCCATCGGGTCCAGCAGGTGCTGATTCAACTGTAGCTGGACCGCAAGGTATTCAAGGTATTCAAGGTTTAACAGGTCCAAAAGGTGATACTGGTGCCGATGGTGTTAGTAATATCCCAGGTCCACAAGGGATTCAAGGTATACAAGGACCAACTGGACCAGAAGGCCCAATCGGTCCTGCAGGTCCAGCTGGGTCAGGTGGTGGTTCTAGTGTGTTTTTTAATAACATTTCCCGATATGTAATGGATCCTACTCCAGGCCAAGCGGTTTGGTGTGTTTCATCATCTACTGTTTTTACAACATTGGCATGGGTTAGAGTTGGTACCTTATTAACAATTACAAATCCATCACATGGAAGAAGTGTGGGCGATAGAGTAATTATAAGAAATGCTTCATCTGATAATTTTAATGATTTAATAACAACCGTAACAACAGATACATTTACTTTACCATGTGCAGACATCGGTGGTTTATCTGGATCAGCAGCAGCTTATTCGTGTGGTTTTAAATATGCACATAATACAAATCTATTTAATATAACTGAAGGTACTTTAACAGCACCTGCGAATGCAGATGTGCAATTATTGTCCATAAGAATTAGATTAAAAGCAAATACTAGAGCTGCATTGACTTATAGTGTTAATTTACCATCTTCAGTTACAAATGGTGCAGGTTTAGACACTAATATGGATACAATGTATTTACCATTCCAACAAGTAAGACAAGATAGTGATTCGTTGACAGCTGTAGGTAACACATATACAACAAATGTATCAGGTAGATATTCTTCGTTTAGATTTTCTGCTTTACCTGCAATTACAACTGGTTTAATATTCATGATCCAATTCTAAAAAAAGATTATGTAAATAAAAAGGATATGTGATGGCAAGAAAGACAAATGGTTCACTTTACGTAGACGTATTTACACCTACAGAAAACGAAGGTGAATATACTTTTGAAAATGCATTATTTAGTAATCAAGCAGATACGACAGGTAACGGTGCTTATGATATACAAGTAGGTTTTATTTTACATATACCAGCTACTGATATGAATACTTTCATGTTAATACCTGGTTGTATAAGTAGATATAAATTAACTAATTTAACATATGTTGACAATGTAACAATATCAGGTACAGTTATATGGGATATGGGTTTACCGATTACAGATATACCTACAAATGGTATATTTTGTATGATATCCGATACAACTGATATAAACAAGATAGCAATACCGCCTATAGATACGTTATACCCAGATATCATGATTGGTAGCACAATAAGTGCAGTACTAAATGATATGGTGAACATCATAGATAAGTTAGGCGGAGGAAGTTCACCAACTAATAAAAATACAGTGCAATTGACTGTAGAAAACAATGGACAATTAATATTTAATTTGCCACATGTACCAACAGATAAAACAAATACAATTGTTTTGATAAATGGTTTAATATATGCTTATGGTATGAATAACGATTACACTATTGATACAAATATCTTAACATGGACAGATGTGTCTTTAGTTCTAGACGTTACCGATAATATGGTAGTTAGCTACACGTATTAAAATTAACCCGCATTATAATATGCGTTAGCCTGTGTGTTTTTTTTATAGGAAATTTATAAAATGAGTTCTACTACTATTCGTGGTTTACAAATTCGCCTAGCTACGATCCCTCGTGATCGTATTGATGCAGCTTTTGAAGCTGACATTAAGGCACTGGAAGATGGCTTGACAGCCGTTGAAGTTGGTGCTGGTCTAGAAACCAATGGTTCTTATGTAGTTGGTACTAGCAACTACCTTGGCACTTCTACCACGCTCAAGGCTTCTATCAATGCTCTTGACGCAGCATTGTTTGCAGCTGCTGGCACCGCCGGCACCGCTGTTCAAAAAGCTGGCGATTCAATGACTGGTAACCTGGTCATGACCGGTGGTACAGAAGTTACTGGTCTACCAGCTATTCCATCTGGCGCAACTGCTGCTGCTTCAAAGAGCTATGTTGACTCAATTGCTACTGGTCTGACATGGGAAACCCCAGTTCAAAGCAGTGGTGCAGCTACTCCAGCTACTGCTACTGCCGGTGACCGTTTCCTAAACCTTACCGATGGTAAAGTTTATACCGCTACTGCAACCAATGTTTGGAACACTGGTGAACTAATGACTGACGGTGCTGCTCTATTCGATGCAGCTACTGAAACTGGTTATGTTTATAGTGGTTCAGAATGGGTTCAGTTCACTGGTGCTGGTCAAGTTGTTGCAGGTTTAGGTCTACTGAAGACTGCTAACCAAATTGACATCAACATGGGTGCAGGTATTGCTGCCCTACCTACTGATGAAGTTGGTGTAGATGTTCTAGCTACTGGTGGTCTATTTACTACTGTAGACGGTACTGCAAGCAGCACCGATACCGCTGCTCAATTAGCTATTAAACTAAACGGTACTGACCTAGTTACTACTGTTGCTGGTCTAGCACTATCTACCGCAGCATCAAATGCTGTTGCAGATGCAGTACTACGTGCTAACTTCATTATCCGTGAAACACCAGTTGGCGCCATTAATGGTACGAATGCACTGTTTACTATTGCTAATACTCCTTATGCAAACAGCGAACAAGTTTTCCTGAACGGTATGTTACTTGAGTCAGGTGTTGGCAATGACTATGAAATTACTGGAAAGGACATCACTTTAGCTGCTGCGCCACTCACTGGTGACCGCGTTAAAGTGAGTTATTTTCGTTAATGGTACAGAGGTAGTTTTAGGAGCAATCTGGGGTGATGCAAATATACTCTGGGGCGACATAAACGCTACTTGGCCTTAATAGGTTAGAATAATAAAAGCCATTACCTCTAAACAGGATAATGGCTTTTATGCTGTTTATTTTTAATAATATCATATGTAAGTCGTTATATAAAAATATAATGTTGTTTAATTTTAAGGATATTTATCGTGCCAGTTACTTCATCAATCAATAAAAAATTCCCTATCCCTGGGTCTACGATTTACGATACTCGGTTAAGCGATATGCAGGCAATTAAGTCAGCACTAGTGTCTATTGATGCCAGCTTAGTATCTAGTATTACTGCTAATTTTCCAGGTACAATTGCAGCTGCAGTAGGCACATCCCGCAACTATCCTAATAAAGACATTAAAATTAAATCGGTGAGCACTTGGGTTAGCGAAAACGCCACTACTGATGTTATTATCAATATTCGTAAAAATGGCGCTGTGACTCAAGCAGTAACCATTCCTACTGGTCAATTAAAAGTAACTGTTACACCTGTTACTCCTATCACTTTAACACCCATTGATTATTTAACAGTAGATATTGTCAGTGGCTCCGGTAAAGATCTCGTAGTTAGAATGGATTATTAATTTTTAAGGAAAAATATAAAATGTATTTTAAATATTCTTGGTTTGTTGACACAACCACTATTAACACATATGCAGGGGATATTACGGCAATTATTACAGGTACTAAAGATAAACAGCTTCTTAGCGCTGGATGTAATAAGGAGTATACAGAATTAATTGCCGATGTTGAACAAACAAATTGGGCTTTATACGATGGCGCGGATGTACTAAAACCAGTATTTAGATCAATAGACAATGGTGGTGTGTTATATAAATATGTTCAAGCAATATTTACTACTAATAAAATCACATTTAAATCATTTGAATCGTGGAACATTAATACGCATATTGGTGTAAATCAAACACATATGGGTGGTACAGCTACAGAAAATGTATTAGGTATAAATCTATCGGTACCCGGCTCTGTTTATATATTAGCTACCCCTACGTATTTATTTATGGCAAATACACCTGCTTTTGGTAATGGATTTATTGGGATAATGGAATACAGTAGAGATTCTTTCTCTACCGATGTAAACTATCCATGTGTTACTAATATGACCCAAGCATGTAATTTTATAAACGGTTATGGCATGCACGAAGGCCTTGGTTCACATTTTGGTATATGTAGAATAAAAAACCCACTAGTTGCCGTAGGTGATCTTATAGGGGCAAATATATCTGGTTCAACATTTTTAGCGTTTGGTTTAGATAACCCAGGCATTATTGCACCAAACGGAAAACCATATACAAATCAACAACAAATTGGTTTATTTGGAACAGATGGCATCCGTCACATTCTTGCAATTCCAATTATTTTAAATTATTTTTATGTATATCCTTACTATTCGCATATTAGTATATTAGGTAAGATTCAAGGTGGCGTAAAGTTTATACCGAATCACGGAATACCATACACACAGTTAGACGAAATAGTTATAGATAATACTAATAATGTAATGTTAGCAGTACCAAACGGAACTTTAGTTTTACCAAAAGTTTAATATGACCATACTAACTGATAATTGTGCTTATCGAGATTATAATGTCGAATATGGTTTAGGAGTACCGCATGTTAAAAACAATACTATTAGAGTAGCGAATAATTGTGC